CCACCATATTGAGATAAATCATCTACCCCAAATGTTATGTTATTTGATGAAAATCCTTGAGCACCTTGCGTATTTAAAGCATCAAATATACTCATGTTATGTTCCTGTCTAAATCTAAATTAATATCTACAAAGTTGTCTATAATACTGTGGCTCATATCAATTATATCATCACTTGAAGCCAATGTCCTAGCTAAAAATTCATCTGGTGTTTCATTCAATATAGTTTGACTTAATATTTCACGCATTATATTAGAAGCTTCACCTAAACCAAGATTTTCAGTATTATCTTTAATTAATTCTAAGGTAGCGTCATATTCTGACTTTAAAGATATTAAACTATCTTGTAAAGAAGCTAAATCACCATAATTCTGTTCTACTAATGGTTCAGATATAGACATAGTAAGATAAATTAAATTATCTGCTCTTAATAATTCATTACTAATAGCTGTGAAATCAAAACCACCAGACATACCTGCTGAAACAATAATTGCAGTTATACTAGATATAATTCTAGCTGCTGTTTCCCCTACTAATGGTTCTAAAGCTAGGTATAATAGTTTACTTATAATAAAACCAGCTACCATTGAAATAATAAAACCAAGAATAGGTGCTAATACAGCAATTGTAGCAGCACTAGCACCTACAGACGCTAGTAAAGCAGCAGCAGCTTTTACAGAAGGACCAGTCCCTTTACCTAATGTGTAAATAGTAATTACTATTACAATAATAATAACTACTGCAATAAGTATAATTTTAAATCCTGCTCTTTGATACCAACGTACTTTAGTAATAACAACAGAGTTAAATACAAAATTCATAGCTTGAATAGCTAATTGATTTCTACTTATAGCTCCATATTGCCTAAATACTGATCTATGTAACGGTATAATAAGTTTACTAGGTACTGTGTCATTAATAGAGTCATCAAGTAAATTTAACGTGTAATAATCACCATAAACTTTATTTACTAAATCTAAACCAGAAACAGTTAATACTTTATATGTATTATCATCTGTTTGCCAATATAAATACTGTTCTAACTCACCATATTCAGTGAATAATAATCCTGCGCTAAATGTATATAATGAATAGAATTTAAGTGGAATTAAGCCATTAGGAGGAGTATTACTCCAAAAGATATCGCCTGCTACTGCACCACTTTTAGCTAAACCAGTAAACACATCTTCTTTAATATAGTTCCATCTATAACTTAAATTGAAATTAAAGTCAGTTTTAAAATCAAAACTATTATTTATTACCATAAAGTTAGAGATTAAATCCCATGATCTTCTAATAGCAAAACTACCACTAACACCTTGAGAAATCATGTAATCTCTGTAAGCAACAGTAATATTTTCTTCCCCTGCTGCTTCAGCAGCTTCCATAGCATTTCTAATACCCATTTTAAATTCAGCATTACTACGCCAAGCGTTATATTCACTTAATGTGTTAGTCTGATAATTCGTCAAATACAATAAAAAATTATAAATGTATTTTAACTCCTCTGGTTTAGAAGTATTTATAGCAAAACCAAGCTGTAAAAAAGCAAAATCTATTTCATTAACATCAGGATTATCTTCAATAACTTGAAGAACATCTTCTACATTACCACCGTTTAACTTTTTATATAAATTTTTAGTATCATCATAATACTCTGTATCTCTTACAGATTGATTACTATCTCTAAGCACTAATGCAGGATAAAATTCACTAGAAGTATCAGTAATGTCTTCAACTACTAAATTATCTAAAGAGGTAACACCTTCTCCTATTTTATATAATAACATACTTTGTCTTCTTATTTTATCTGAATAAGAAGTTTGTTCATCTATTCTGTAAGAAGTTATTATATTAAAAAGTTCTGTTGTAGTAGTCGTAGTTACTGTTTCTGTATATGAACCATGATCTATTACTTCTACATTGACAGAAACATCTTCTATAATTTCATAATTTGTAAATTCATAGTATGTTTCTGTTAAAGTTACATCACGTCCATTATATGATTCAGGTTGAATCGTATCTCTATCTTTTACAATTTCGTTTCTAGTAAATGAAGTGTTATTAGGAGTTACAGTAGTTTCAGTTTCATCAGGAGTGCTATCAGAAAATTCTCTTAAAATAACTACTGTTGTATTTAGCGTAACTGGTTCAGGTATATCTGTATCACTGATTAAAGTATACGTAGATGTATCAGGTAATGTATCTGTTTCAATTAATACACCTGTTATTAATGAATCACTATAATCAGCTTGGTTATATAAATAATAAGATGATAAATATAAATCATCTAAATCCCATTCATGTGGTAAAGCTACATCAACAAAACTTAAGTCTTCAAATTCAATTCTAATGTTAAAATTATTTAATAATTCTACTGTATAAACAAGTTGGTCTATTTGTTGTTGGGTATAATTTTCTAATAAATATTTATACGCAAAATCACCTAATTCTGGTGTACTAATTGTAGCTGCATTAATTACTAGTTCATCAGTTGGATCGGTAGGTAAATCATATGTAGTCCTAATATAATCTGCTATAACAGTTGTATCTACGTTATAAGAATTACCTAACGTACTTTGAATAACACCTTCATACTCTATAGACTCTGCTGTACGTTTATAACGCTCTAAATTAGAAGCAGGACCACTAAAAAAACTATCAATTACAGCATCAGTAACAGACTCATTTGAGTCTAAAGTAGCTGCAACTACTTTACCCATAAGGTAATTATCTTGATCTGTTAAATCTTCTGAATTGCTATAAGTATTTGAATATACTCTAGTTTTCTTTTTAGTAGTGTTAAATAAACCCACAACATTATAATCCTACGTCTGTTTTAATTGAGTTTAAAGCATTATCAATACTTGTGTTACCAAAGTTAGTTGGAGGAGTTAAATCTGGGTCTTGTGCTTTATTAACAGCATATGCATCTGAAAGTATTTTAGCTACTTTAACTTTTCTATCTGTACTATAAGCACTTGCTTGTTCTTGATATAGTGTAGCTTGACGTTCTTTAATAGTGTTTTCTTTACCAATACTACCTGCTACTGGAGCACCATCTGATCTTGTATCACTAACTCTAGCTAATTCTGATTCTTTTTGTTGTGTTACTAAATTAATTTGAGCTTCTTTTAAACAATACCCTGCATTAATATCTGCTAGTTGAGCTTTTTTAATAGCTAAGTCAACATTAGCTGCTTGTGCTTGCAAATATTTAATATCTAAATCTAATTTGCTTTGTTCTAACAAAGCTTCTGTAATAGCTGTTTGTTTCTGAGCCTGTACAGCTTTTTCTTTAATTTCAATAGCTTGATAATAAGATACATCTTTTTGTAATAAAAATTGTATAGCTTGACTCATTGCTGATTGTGCCGAACCAAGGTAAACTTGACTATACTCTTTACCATGTATTCTATTAGCGTTAAATTCTTCTTTTAAATGAGCTTTAATAGAACGCATAAGAACATCAAATAAACCAGAACCAGTAATGTTGGTATCAGTTAAAGAGTCATTTGTAATTTGTATTGGTTCAGTAATAGTAACATTAGGTACAGTTACATTAGTTTTGTCTCCCTCTGTAATGTTAATAGAAGTATCTTTTAAACTATCTAAATTGCTTGTTGCTCTTGCTACAATACCACAACCATCTGTACCTAATGTCATATCAATTAACCTTGCTGTTTAGCTTTTTTCTTCCATTCTTTAAGCTCTTCTTCTGTAAGATCAGCCATACGAATGAATGTATATTTTTTACGTGTTTTAGGTTTAATACCTATTACTTGTCCGTTATTATCCTTAACTTTTTCATTATAAGCAAAAGTCTTTTCTTTTAAAGCGTTATAAGCAATTTCTGGAATAAACCATCCATCTTCGCCACATAATTCTGGTTTTTGTGGAAATGCTATAGAAATTGTATCTAAATTATTACTTACAGTAATTTTACCATAATCTTGTGCAGCATCCCTTGGATCATTATTTGTAATAATAAATCTTAATAGTTTTTTTTGCTCTTTCTTAAGTTCAGCTCTTGTTTTAGCTTTAGCAATTACTTTATTATCAACATTATCTGGATTTGTAGCAGCTTCTAAAGCAGTCTCAACTTTTTCTTTCAATGTTTTAAGAGATACATTACCTCTTACTGTAATATTAAGCCTTTTAGCTTCTTCTTTATAGAATTGTAATTCTTTTTCTTCTTCTGTGAGAATATCAGTCATTTTCTTATCCTTTAATATAAAAATAGTGTTAAGTAAAATTACTTAACACTAAAATACGCTAAAGATTACTCTTCGGCAACTGTTTTAATAACAGCAATACGTTCTGGCTTCTTAGGAAGGAAACCATACCACCATTCAATACTAAATAAACCTTCTTTTTGGAAAGGATTAGACTTTGTTTTAATATCTTCTGGTTTAAAGTGACGGATTTTAAAGTTCTGTGTCTTAGCATTTGATTGGAACGTAAGAGCTACGAATGAGTCATCACCAACAATAAGAATTGGATAAACATCATACTTTTCTGTGCCACTATCATCAGATGAACGATAACCACCATTTGTTGTTACATCTGCACCTGCTGCTGCATAAACTTTCATTTCTTCATACTCAAAGAAACGAATTTCACGAATAGCACCAATTTCTTTAGCACGAGCTGAAACATATTTTTCATTACCTGCATCAGCATATTGTTCAGCAGGAATAAATACGTTGTTATTATCTGAGTCTTTCATCTTACGAATTGTTTCAGAAAGATCAGGTGAAATAAATGCATAACGAGAACGTGGAATTACTTTAGTATCTTGTAAGGAAGAGCCAGTAACAAGTTTTGTTTGCATTGGTGTTTTATTAGCATTAAGGATTTTTGTAACTGCTGTTAAATCTTTTAATGTAACTAAAGATGCTGTAGAACCAGTATTACCAGTAATTGTTGCATCAGATGTAGCTTCACCGCAATAACGAATTACTTCTGCTGCTTGAAGAAGGTCGTATTGAAGAAGTTCTTCTGAAACTTTAATAGCAGCATTAAGCATTTCACGCATATAATGTTGCATTAAATCAGCATCAGAATCAAAATCAATAGAGTCTTTTGTATATGACATAAAAAAGCCAAGGTTTTCAATATTACCTTCAACTACTGTACGTGTCATTTTTACTTTGTTGACTTCTGCATCATTTTCTGTAAGTACAGGTTTAAATGCAAGCATATCACCAACATTCTTGCTATCACCATAAAGGTTAGCATTAGAAATAGTTGCACCTGCTGCGTTAAGACCACCTGTTGCTGTATTGCGATCATCAATAATTGGGAAATAACGGAAACATTTCATTGTTTTACCATTATTTTTTGGCTGTTCCATTGTTGAAGCCATAGGTGTAAAGACTACTTCATCTTTATTATCAATAATTGCTTTACGATGAAAGTGATCTGTTCTGATTTGAGTACCAACAGTAGAAGCTGTTCCACCTGCTGGATCGTTATATTGCATAACCATAATAGTTATCCTTGTTTAAGATATTTGTTAAATATTTTATCAAACTCTTCGTCTGATTGCGCTTCCGCTAATAAATCATTTACATTCTTTTTAGGTGTTTTAACACTACCTTTTTTAGTTGTAGCTAATCTATTAACTTTATCTGTGTTTGTTACTTTTGGGTTAGATTTCGTTTGTGTAGCTTCTGTCTGCTTAGTCTCTACTTTATTTTGAGTAGTAGTAGCTTGTTGTGCAGTTTGTTGATTACCAAAACGTTGTGTATAGAAGTGTACGTATGCTTGTGCATCGCTTACTCCTGATAGTTTACCTAAAGATTTATGTAATTGAATGTCTCCCATAACAGCGTCAAACTGACCAGTTCTTTTATGTTCAGCTAACATTGTTAGATCACGTTCAAAATTATTACTTAACTCTTTTCTTGACTGTTCATCCCATAATGATACAGCTTTTAATACCTCACTTCCATGAGTATCTTTACTAAGTTCTTTAATCACTTCGCTATTATTATAATCTGCTTCGCTCATAAAATAATTAGAAGGATTATAATTAGCTTCTTCTGTATTAATCTCTAAACCATCAATATTTAAATCTTTAAGGTGTTTAGCAATAGCTTCTTTATTACCTTTCATAATATCAATAGCTAAATTAATTTTATCGTGATCCAGTAAATCATTATCTGCAAGAGTATCAATAATTTGTTTAGATGGCTTAATTTCTTGCATCTTTTTAGTATAATTCAAGCCTTTTTGAATTAATGTAATAGCGTCTTCTGGTTTATCAATCTTAATTTTAACTCCACCATAACCAGTAATATTCGTTACAGAATCCCAATAAGATTTATAATCAGTTTTCTCTTCTTCTTCACTATCATTACTAGATACATCAGCTTCATCTTTTGAGCCAGATGAATTAACTTTTTCTTTACTTGCTTCAATTTCTTCATTTGTTTCTTCTTCAGAAACAATATTTTCATCTACAGAATTAGTATTTTCTTCATTAACATCATTATTATTATTAGTATCAGAAGTACCGTTTTCATCTAGTACCTCTTCGTCTGTATCATTAGACTCTTCTTCAGTATTTTCAACAATTTCAGTTTGTTCAGAATTATCTTTTGTAGCTTCCTCAGCTAACATTTTATCAAATTCTTCACTAAATTTATCATCGTCATTAATATCAAGATTCATTGTTATTTCCTTTTATGTATTCAAGGTTTTCCTTGTAATCACTCTCCATAACTATAAATCTTTCTATTACGTTTTGTAAATAGCTAATAGACTCTAATTCTTTATAAATATGTTCTTTATTATCAGTTTTACTTAATAAAGCAGTTAATTCTAGTATTTTATCTTTAAATAAGTATTCTTCAAACAATTCTCTATAGTTAGCACTACGTGTAAACAATTTAAATGCTTCACTAAGTTTTACTAACTTTTCGTACTTTTTTAAGTCCTTATTATCATTAGGTAACATTAATTACTTTCTTTACTCATTTGATTATAACCAATAGCAGTTTCTACATCCCCTAAACCAGCTAAAGTTTTAGTTATTTCTAACTCTTGGTTTCCATGTGCTTGAGCTTGTTGCTTAGCTAACTCTCTTTCATGTTTAACACCAGTAGCATCTAATTCATCATTAAGAATATTACTTCTAGCTTCTGACTCTTCTTTAAGAGCTTTAGCTTCATTTAATTTAATTTCAGAACGTAATTTATCTACCTCTAATTGAACTTTTTGTAGTTCTAATTGCTGCATTTGTCGTTCTTCTGGTGTTGGCTCAACCTTAAAGTTTTTAAATTCTTCTTCTAAATCAGGTATATTTTTAAGTTTTGCTATATGAGCTAATATACGCATATTAATATTAATATCCATATTAGGACCTATAGTCTGTAGTAAAAAAGCTAAATCTGCTGCTTTTTTTTCATTAGCTTCTGGACTATTTATATCTACTTTAACATCAAAAAAACCTTGTAAATCTTCTCTACGAATAGTTACAAATTCATCATTAGTTATTCTAATAACTTCTTCTTCTGCTAAAAAGATGTGGTTCATTGCTATAATATTTTTACCAATTTCTTGTATAGCATCTTCTAATCTACGTAAAATAGATGATTCTCTTTCGCTAGCAGCATTAAGTGTACCTTTAACTGCTGTAGCAACTGAACCAAGAGAACTAGCATTTAACCCTTCATTATAAGTTTTAGTCCCTGTAATACTTTCAGCTTCTGCATTTTGTTGTTGTAAAAAGCTAAATGTAGTTGGACTAATAACAGGAATATCATGTTGATAGATAGCTTGCTGAGGAGGTAATTGTGCTGCATCATATTCATAATCTTGACCAGAAATATATTTTTCTTTCTGTATTGGATCAAGATAATTTTTAGGCATACCAGTTTGTGATGCTGCTGATTTGCCTATCTGGTTAATCATAGCTCTAGTTAAAGCACCTATAACTTTTTGACTATCTTCTAATAATTCTAAATCACTGTCACCATATACACTATCAATATCTGGCATATAAGAAGAAATAACAAAAGGTAACTTATTTAAAGGAAAAGGAGACTCTTCCATCCTAATAATAACATCACCAACCCATGAAACTAAAATAGGTTTTAAATGACCATCATTATTAATGTCATAAAACCCCCAATACTCATACACTACAAACTTTTTACGTGCTTTATCTTTAAAAGAAAAACTATTATCTAATGTTGTAGATAAATGTTCTGCATCAGCTAAAGGAGTATTGTTCTCTAAATTGATATTTTCTAAATTTACATACTTACCTGTTTTATTAAGTTCAGTAATAGAAGACTCAAAACTATAAATACAGAACATAGCTTTATTAAAATCTTTACCACAATTTGGATCAATATAAAAATTATCAGGATTAACTATTTCTACAACAGGTTTATTTTCTAAAATAACTTCTTCTTCAATTTCTTCTGAACCAGAAATAACACCAATCATTGGTATACCTGATTCTAAAAATTGTTTAGCAGCAAATTGAAGTTCTTCTGGTAAATCACGAAAAGCATTATTATTCTGTGTAAATAATTCTACAGCATCTTGTAAAGCTAATAACTCTTCTTCACTAGAAGGTTCAATTAAAGAAAACATAGGTTTAGTGACAATTTGTATTTCTGTCTCACGTTCCCATAATGTTTTAGTAATACAAATAGACTCTTCTACATTTCTACGGACAAATTCGTCTATAAAAGCTACTTTATCAATCTTATTGTCAAACTGGTAGTTTAAAACCAATTCATTTTGTCTAGCTGAATTTACATCTTCAAATGTTCTTGGTTTTATAGAGAATAAGTCTTTTTTATTTAAAAATGGCTCACTAAGTTTAGGTAATCTCCACTCTAAATGCTTTCTAGCAGTTTTAGGTTGAATATTACTAAAACCTTTAACTTTAGTAGCATTATTAGTGCTTATATTCTTGATTTTTTTCCATCTACGTACATTTTCCATGAATGTATCGTGAGTTTGTTTAGCTCCAGTAAACTCAGCTTTTAACTGACTTAACTGAGGCTCATTATCCCAATCTGTCATTGGTTCTTGTAAGTTGAGTTTACTTTCTTCCATTATTAAGCACCATCACCAAAAATAACATGAAGATCAGTTGCAGCATCTACTGCTAAAACACTAACTCTATCATCATTATCTGCAATATCTAAAGATATTTGTGCTTTAGGGGGAATAATAAAACATGTATCATTTGCAACTACAGCACCATTAGAGTTTTTATAAAAAACAATATATGCAAAATTATCACCTAAATTAGTAATAACAGCATTATGTTTATTCTGAACATTTACTGTGTGTTCAGAGGCAGTTGTAGTTGCATTAATAACTAATCCGCTTTGATAACTAGGTTTAAATACATTATAAGCCATATTAATTCTTTTCTTTGGTTACATTATGTAGTTATCATAATGTTAAATAAGCTATTATTCAAGATAATAGATTTTACTTATATCTTTTTAAATACTTTAAAAGAAATTCTACATGTGCATAATTGTATATTAAGTGTGCTATTATAATCCATAATGATAAATATAAACCAAAATTTAAATATATTTTATCATAAACAAAAATATGCCCAGCAGCAGCAAATATAATGTTACTTATAAATAACGCTATAAAACAATAAAACATAGTTTTAGTAGAAATAACGTATCTTTTATACCAACAATACCCAAAAAATACATTGAATAAAATACCTGATATTTGACTTAGTAAAGTTATAAATTGTAGTATTATAGTAGAAGCATCATAACTTAAAACAAAATATAGTTGAGGTATAGTTACTAAAAAACAAAGCACAAACTTAATATTACCCATAAAATTACACTTTATCTAAATATTTATTTAAAACCATAACACCTAATGTAGCTATGCCTGCTATAGCTAACCAATGTCTTTCGTGTAAACTTATTGATTTAGTATTATTAGCCGTCATAGTGATACTGATTTGTTGTAGAGCAGTACGTATCTCTTTAACATCATCTTTAATTTCTTTAGCCGTTGCTTCAGTTGTTTCAGTTTTTAATAATAAAGTTGGTACTTCTTTTTCTAAATTAGAAATACGCTCAGTATTTTTTTCTAATTTTGTGTAAATATTTTTTATTTCAGTATTATCCATTACAACTTACTCACTTAAAAACAAATTACGTTCATCTTTGCGTCTATTAGTAAGTCCTTTTAATATAGTAAGTTTGCCTCTAACTCTAGCTTTATTCCACCTTAAAAATTGATTAGCTGCTTCTTGAATATTACCTTCTTTAAGCTTACGTAATAAAGTAGAATTAATAAAATTATGTACACCAACATTATAAGTAAAAGATAATACAGCAGCACATTGATTATCTGTCATTCCTTGGGGTAAATATCTTCTGATTTTATACCAATACTCTTCTTTTAGTAATTTTATTAAATCCTCTTTAGCTTTTTCTTTAGTAATTATAGAACCATAGTGCTGCCTAATTATATTATTAGTTTTACGTTTTGAATATTTTTTTCTGATAGAATTACAGTAGTTAATTAAATCTGAACCATTATGTACACCATATTGTTTATTTGATCTAATAACTTCTCCATAACCTATTGTTGGTTTATCTGCTGAACAGAAATAAGGATATAACCTTAAGCCTTCCCATTTAGCTACAAAAGGAACTACAACATCATACATACTCATTTATTACATCCTTTTCTAATTATCATTTGGTTATGGACCATTGAACGTAAAGCTATTTCGTTTACTTTATCTTCTTTATCAAGAGTATAAACCTTTAAAGAAGTACACAAATTACAGTTACTTTTTGCGCAAGAACTTATAAAGATCAGACTTAGACATATTATAGACTTTACTAGATATTTCATCGTTCAACTCGCCAACTCTACTATTTTCATCTAATTCACATTTTAATTGCTTATTTTTTTGATTAGATTTACCTAGAAAATAAGCAATTATTCCCAGTATAACAACAACTATAATTAAGGTAACTAATTCAGTCATTATTTTTAGTTGGTTTATTAAACTTAATGCCAAAAACATTTAAAATTTTAACTACAATATCAAAAATTTTATCATCTGTTTTATTCTTAGTCCATCTAACTACATAGTAAGCAATTAATAACATCCCACTTATAATTCCTGATACTAAAGCTAATTTAGTAGGGTCATTAAATAATTCTTCCATAAAAAACTCCTATTGTTTTATACATGCTAACATAAAAAAGTATAATATAAAAATACTATACTTGTTTTGTTTGTATATTAGCTGCTGCTGCATGATCTTTAGCTAGTATTATATCATTTAATTCAGTAGTCAATTCAGTTCTTACAGCTTGTGCAATAGCCGTTAACTCTAGAGCAGGTAAATCTAAATTAGAATTAATAACTTGTAAAATAGCATCTATTAACTGTTGTCCATCACCTTCATCAATTAAAGCTGCTTCTACAGCAGTAGCTATTTGTGTTGTAGTAGGTACAGCAGATGTAATATCTGCACTAGATAAATTATTTAAAGCGTTCACAGTAGCTTCTAAAGCTAAATTACTAATATCTGCCTTAAAATCATTAATACTTGTTATAGCTACACCATTAACTTCTACTACATTAACATCTGCTGAAAGACTTGATACATCTGCTTTCCAGTTGTCTTTATTGGCATAGCTGTCTAATGCAGAATGAAGCTCTGCTTCTGTCATTTCATCAGGTGTTGGTAAAGCTGCAATAACATCCGCTTCCGATTGCTGCACTTCTGCAATAATGGCTGTTTGTGCGTTGGATACATTTGTTGGCGTTGCAAAACCTGTCGCCGTTACCCATTGCCCTTGATTTGTTTGAAGCTCATTTGTATCTTCAATGATTGTATCAGACTTCACCTCTGTTGTGTTTGAATTTAATACAGTAGATGTTCCGTTATCTGTCGTAACAACCATATCGTTTACAGTGACAAATCCACCTGTAGAGGAAGCATTAATCACGCATTCTCCACGATCTGCATATAATGTGTAAAGCTTTGATCCAGTAAGATTATCAATCTTATGCTGCCCACCTTTCCAATCATGAGAAATAACACCTAGAGCATTGGTGAAATCAAAATTAGTATCTTGAACACTAGAAGAACGACATTCAAGAAGCTCAACTGAACCATGAAGTGAAACTGTTAATGGATTAGTACCATCTCCATAAAAACCACAATTTTCTAATTTTCCTACAAAATCACTATTACCTACAATACCACAATCTATAAAGTAACTTGTTGTATTATTTAAATCCTGTGATCCATATAATGATACATTTTTTATTGTAGAACCTTGTAGTGATTGTCCATTAATGTTTAAGTAACTATCTTGTGACGTACCATTAATAATAACATGGTCGGCATTTACACCTAATGTAGCAACATTTGTTGATGAAGATGTTAGAATAATTTCAATATACCCACCTTGTTTATATAAGGTCACTGCATCATCAATATTATTATACTTAGATGTTGCTGATCCAGTACCATTCTCAGATAAACTTGTATCAACATATACGTTTCTTTGAATGTAAGACAAAGAAGCATTTACGCTATTTAAAAGACTTGCTGTATTTAGTGAAACCGATGTCTCTCCTGCTTGTGTTGGTGTACTTTCTTTAAATAAAGTTTCGCCTGAAACAGTAAGTCGTAAATAATACGTTGTACTTGCAACAAAAGTAAAACGATAAACATCTGATCCAGTACCATTAGCTATAGAATTTGTATTAGCATCACGATCAGACGCACTAGCATAAATATTCCAAGAATCTACACCTGAGAATGACAAGAAACTATCTTGTACATTCAAAGTACCACTTGTATTTGTTTGTGTAGCAATAGATTTATCAGAAACAATATTAACCACACCTCCAGATATATTTTCAATTTCGTCAATGGTAACATTTGTGAAATTATAAGTTCCTGCATCTTGAACAACTATTTTGCTTGCTGTCACATTTGTTAGATCACGGACTGAATTTAATCTGAGATCACCATTAATATTAATATTTAAAATTGTAGCATCAAAATCATCTACAAAACTTCCAGACTGAGGAGTTATTGATGATCCTGTAAAGTTGCCTCTCAAGTTGCAAACTTTTGTGCCTGAGATAGTAGAGTTTGTAAAATTTATATTACCTAAACCATTAATAATGTTTAAATAAAATGGTGCCGCGCTGCTAATAATTGAACCAGTAAAATTAAAATCGCTGTTTGCACTACTTTCTATACGTAACCCAAAAAAATCATCTCCTACTAGTGCGCCTGTATTAGCACTATGTTCTGGAAATGAAATTGTTTTGTCTTGGAAATCAACATAAGTATCTTCTGTACCATTACCAAAAATCCAAGGAGTATATGAAATAATACTATTACCAATATTTTTAATAAAATACCCTAAATTTGCGTAAGAAACCTCATAAATAAATTCTTGGTTAATCGGAAGTAAAGATGATCCTCCTGCCAATTGAATTGCAGACAAAATACCAACATTACAAAAATATATACTAAGGTTTGTGGCATTTAGAGAAGAAGCCATAAATGCCACTTTTGTCAAATTACTGCTATCAAAAACTCCAGAGCTAGATATAGGATTTGGGGTACTCGCTTGAACTAGACAAGGTTGGTCTACAGGGGAAATCTTAGGAGAAGTAGAATCTGATCCTGAAATTGCATGAATAACGTAATTTCCTGTATTATCTTCCAAAGCAATAGAATAGCCTAATTCAGCTTTAGTTTGAAGTTTCACCAAATTATTTAACGATAATTGGTGCATAGTTACAGCTAGAGCAACATTATTATTTGATATATCTTTTGTACCTCCCGAACCATACCTATCCATTAATATCTTTAACCCAGAATAATATGGCCCTCTATCAATCTTAAATCTTGCAGCAGACATAAAAGGAACTGTATTCGCATCTCCTGTGGTTGCAATGCCTTCTAATGCTCTAAAAGTTTTGCCAGATATAGTTCCATAATCTGCTTCTTCGGTAACATCGCTAGGAATACTTCCGCCAACTCTCCATGTGCTGTCTAAAAGACCTTGCATTCCATTAATTAATTCTAGTCCGCCTGATACTTGATATGCTCTTTTTTTTGTACCACTAGAACCATCTTTAATTGATATAGCTTTATACAAACCATTTGTGTTAGTGCTTTGAATAAATTTTCCCGTTGAAGAACTTCCTGCTGTTGGAACAGTTTCTTCGTACATAAAAGCACTCTCACCTATATAACCAATTTCGTCTGAAATCCTTCTCAACCCAACATCACTAGCCATACCTCCTGTAGCAGAATTGCCTACTAAATGAAGCACTAATGCATCATCCGATAATGTTGTAATACCTGAAAAATTTAACTCAGATCTATTAGGAGCCAGTAAAGAAGCACTTGTAGAAGCTTCAATAACATTTGTTGTAGGTACACCTCCTACGGATATAGCAACTGCTGTAGCTGTATCATTAGCGCTTAAAGTAATTATAGGATTACCAATTGAACCAGTAGCATTCTCTATATAGAAAATCCCGTACCCTATTGCAGAAATATTATTCCCACTTTCATTTTCAGTCCATCCAGAAGAAATAGATAATGTTCTATTACCGTCAGCTACTACAAATATTAAAAGAAGATCTCCATCTTCAAATTCAGGCAACACTACTTCTAGCGTGGCTGTATTAATAGACACAGAGGATAATTTTTTATTTCTAACAAAAGCCATTTATTTCACCTTAAAGCTTACATAGACAAGTAATATAAATAATATTATATATTGACTTATAAGTATATAATTTAAATTAGTCTCAAAAACCATAATAGATATTATAGGACCACACTCGAAAAACAAATCAATTAAAGTATCTTTTAATTTAGCATTACGAAAGAACAACTGATAATATTCCCAACTTAACCAAAAACCAATAATTAAAAATAACCAATCTATAGAAATCCAATGTACTATAGTTACTGATAACAAAGTTGATAAAGCAACATGACTTACCTGATTTGTAAGTAATCCATAAGGATTATTTTTAAAATCATCAGGCTGTGTAAACAAAACAAATAAGTTTTTAAGCATAAACTAAACTCGATTTATTTGTCCATGCGTTGTTATATACAGTATAAGTTGGGTTATTAATCACAGTAGCACGTAATGATACACTAGATGTTCTATCTTGTCTTTCAATAATATAATTACCATTAATATTAGAATACCCAAAATAAAAATAATTACTATCAGAATAATCTGTATTTGTGGGATCACCTAAATATTGAATTATATTTAAGTCATTTAATTTAGTTTTCTCAGCATCTGTAAAAACATTAGTATCATTCTCAGCTTCATACAAAGCTTTTATTTCTGCTCCTGTTAAAGTACCAAATACAGAAGCTGTTTGTATTATTTTAACGTTTTGCTCATCCGTTTTAATAATAGTATTTTGCTCATCCGTTTTAATAATAGTATAAGGTACACTTTGTTTAATTACTTCTGTCATTATATAGTACCTTGTCTAAATATAATTTTACCTTCAAACACAGCTTCTACTGATCCATCTGCATAAGTAAAAAAACAATCATATACTCCGCTTTGAACTGTTAAAGCTCCTGTTTGTGCAGCAGTGAGTTTTATCAATAACGTACCATTAGTAGTATTTAAAGTTAAACCAGACCCTAATGTTAATTCTATCAAATTACTAGAACTGTATATCTTTTCTTTAATAATTAATCTAGCCGAAGTAACATTACTGAAATCACGTATAGTTTCAACACCAGTTTCTTCATTTTTAATAGCAAAAGTTAATAATTGTGTAAAATCAGCACCTTTTTTTACATTACAAAAATCAATAATAGGTAAATTATCTGTGCATGTCATATTATTTTACCTTCCTAAATAATATTATGTACTTTATTCAAAGCAGTAATTAATTCAATTCTTTGAGAATTCAATAAAGCTACTTTTGAAACAACAATAGTTCCTATAGGACCTGTCCATGATCTAGTTGTAAATTGTGAATTATACCCTAATGTTACTGTATCTGTCTCTTCTAAAACCACATTAAAATCATTTACTGCTGTACTAACTACAGTTAGAGGTAAGGGAACAATATCTAAATTAACTTCTGTTTGATTTAATCCTAATCTTACTTTACCTGTAGCATGAACAGAAGCATTTGTTAATAAATCGTCTTCTGCTGCTACTCTACCATCACCTGCAATTCGTTTACCTCCAGTATTTTCTTCTGTACCAGACCATAATGTAGGAAAATTACTAAATTCTGTTTCTAATACATCATCATTATTTACATCATAGCTTGTTACAATAAATATTTCACGGAATGTAAGCGGTTCATTCGATACAAAACCTTTAATATCTGTGTTACTTAAACCAAGATCAATTGTATTATCATTACTTAAAGTAGGTCTGTAGCTTTCTACAGTTTGTTCAAATTTTGCGGAAGAGCCATTATAATCAGGTATTTCACTAATTTTATCATTAATTATAACAGCATCTTGGGGTCTAAATATATACAAATCATTTACAAAACTTAAGCTATCTAATATATAACCTAAGTTCAATTGCATATATCTACTTCTATCTCTATGTCTAGTATTAAGCATCTAAATTCCATTTCATAGAACGTAATGGCATAGATAATGAAGCATTATCTTTAACCAACTTAGTTAAATCACTAACCCTACCATTATTAATATCACCATATATGTAGTACAATGTTCTACTAGAACTAGTAGGAACAGAAGTTAAAGTAGCTGTAATAGTAGTAGCATCAATTCTACTTACATTAGATAATGTAATTTCTGTTCCATTATCGTCAAAATAAAATCCTTGAATATCTGTAATAGGAGTAATATCAGTACCCCCATCATGAGTAATAGTAATAGTTAATGTTGTACCTGTTAAATTTACAGCAGTTACTTCTGGTCCAATAGCACCGCCATTAATAATCTGATAATCTCTAGCAGCTAAAATATCATAAGAAGCTTCTGTCAAATGCACATCGTCTTCCATTTCTAAGTCAAAACGTTCTGCACCTTTTTTAATAAAAGCATTTTCATCAATTAATTCATAATAAACATCTCTAATCATTTGTGCAGATTGATCTTTTGTGGAACCATCCCAATTCTGTACACCATTTTCTGGATTAGATGTAGATTGAGGGATGGTAATAAAAAATTCTAAACCTGTTTTAATAAACCTAGCTTGTTCAAAAATCTTTTCAATACCTTCTTTATACCCTGCTCTGAATGTAAGTATAAAGTCAGATTCCCCATGATCCCAAATTACGTTTTGTACTTTAGATAACATTTTAGTGTCATTATTTATAAGAGCATCTTTAAACTTTTGCCAACCAGAGCCACCAACTTTTTGTTTTAATGCATTTGAGTCATACCATGAACCACCATTAGCAGTTAAAACAGGTGTTCCAATACTAGCACCATTTAAATACTCAGTACCATTAGAAGATAATGTTCTTAGTGTATCATTCGCACGTAAATACCTATATTCTCCACTTGATTGACCACCAACAAGAGCATAATCTACAATATCATCTAATGTTTGTAACACTCTTATGTAAGATGAAGGAATATTATCAAATCTTTGTCTAGAAGAAATACTAATATTACGTTGATTTTCAACAGATAACTGTAACAAAAACTCTCGGTCTGTGTTTGTAACAACTGTTTCTGTAATAGTAGGTAGTGTTGGTGTTCCACCTAATGAAACTAGATCATATGAATAATCAGAACCAGTTCTTTTAGTTATAAATAACCTATAGCTACCATAAAAACCATGTGGTTGAGGTGAACCATTACCGTAATAACCAATTTCAATATCAAAACATGCTACAGGTCCTTGGTAAAAATTACCAATTTCAGCATATGCACCTATAGATAATGTTTTAGTAATATTTGTATCACCAATAATATCATAAAATCTTTCTTCCACTGATATATGTTCGTCTAGTGGGAAATTATCTCTTATTACAGCATTTTTAAAATATTTTTTATTAATACCACCATTTTCAGCACCTCTAAAGTTATTGTTAGTAACAATAAGTTCATCAAAAGCAAAAGAATCTTTAATCTCTAAACCATAATTTTGAAGAAGTGTTTCCTTACCATTAGGTCTTTTTTCAGTAACATCTTCTGAATGTGTACTATTATTTGTTATTAAAAGAGATTTATTAGGTCTTCCTAGAGCATCAGCAGTTACGTATATACCCGAGTACACTCCTGCATTACTTTCTTGTCCTGCTTGTAAATCAGAGGCAGATGTTCTACTATTTTTAACAGATGTATTTGCAACAATCATTCCTTGTTCTGAACCAGAAGCTACAATACCATGTTCTCTTGCAGACTCTACGTGATTACCTACTACTTGATTATTCATACTTTCAAGAATAATGTTATATTTACAAGCAAATACGTGATTGCCTATAACTCTAGTATCAACATTACTTAAACGAATACCAAATAAATCATGAAAACCAATAATATTCATTGTGCAATCTAATGTAGCTGAATGTACTCCTAACTCAACACCACAGCGTTTATTAAATTCAATTTTATTTTTATAAATATAATTATCAACATTACTAATAGAAGCATTACCTTCTAAATTAATACCATTACCATAACAATTAACAATTAAGTTATTAAATGCTTTAGCACCCCATGTACTTTTAAAGTCAATACCATGATTAAAATGTTGATATGACCCATTACGTTCAAAAGTCCAACAACCGTTAATTTTTATATTAGCTACTAAAGGAGCTAGTACCTGACCACCATCTGCTACTGTTTGAATAACTGGTTCATTAATAGTAGTTGTATCCATTTTTAATTCAGTATTCCAACCTGAACCAATAATAGAAACATAGTCATTATTAATTTTAAGGCCTCTGCTTAAGAGGTAAGTACCTTCTGGTATATAAACAGTACCATTAGCTGCATCTAAAGCTGCTTGTATAGCTGCACTGTCATCTGTAACACCGTCACCTACTGCACCATAAGTAGGATTTTTTACATTAACAGCTTCATTTTTTAAATAATTAATATCAGTTTCTAGGGCAGTAATTCTAGTACCATGATTACTTAATGAAGGTAGGTCATTAGTAATAGCTTGTATAGCAGGTAAATTACCATGTATATCAGTAATTTCTGAAGGATTTAGTGCATTAATCGCTGCTAAACTACCGTGAATATCAGTTAATTCAGATGAAATATCGCCTAAAGCGGTTAATTTATCATAAAAGTTTTTAAACTTTTTTTCTGTAGCTGCATAAGCATTGAAGTAATAATCATTAATTCCACGAACAGGCATTAAATAAACCCTTTCATCTCAATTTTTAAATTAGTATCTTGGTATTCCGTTGGAATTACGCCACTGTCACGTAACTCTTTAAACTTTAATAAGTACATTTGGTACTTAGCATTAGCTTCTGCTATATTAGCACCATTTCTACCCATTAGAACTTTTGCACCAATATGTAATTTTAATACTTCTAACAACCAATAAGGAATATCAATAGTCTGATTACCTATATCACTTGTTGTTAAAGGTACATGTGCTGCTTTATATATAACAGCTAAAATACTATCTTTTTCTAAACCAAATTGAGGTATTTGTAATGTATTATATGAAAGAGTAAATACAGATTCATATTGATTATAATCATTAATCGGTAATTTAATACCTGCTGCGGTAATAACATTTAATATTTGTATAATATGGGGATAAAAGTTATTAGTTTCGCTATCTAATATGAACTTATAAGGTTGTGTAGAACTAGTATTAGTCACACGATATTCATCTGTTAAAGGGTATTCAGTAACTGGTTCATATAATTGGATTAAACACTGTTTATACAACAAAGGTAATTGAGTATGTAAGTAAGTTAAAGAGTTATTAATATAGTAAATTAATTGATTAAGTCTTGTTGGCTCAGAAGAATATATTTCATTTTCATCATAGAAAGCAGTACCTTCTAATTCTGTTAAAACAAGTTCTTCTAAGAAATCATTTAAGTTTATCTGCATTTAATTCACACTATATAAATCTATTTCACTATAACTATTTTCATCACTATAATTATATATTCTAAAAGGAGACTCACTATTCTGTCTAGTGGAATGTGAAGTAACAGCACTTGGTTTAATTATATGCATAAACATTAACATAGATATAGTATCTATACAATCATCTTTACCTTTTAAACCATTAATAGTAGCCATACGTAATTCATTAATAAACTCATTCATTATATCAGTATTTTCCATTTCTTTAGGAAAGTACATTTTATTTGCTTTAAATAAAGGTACAGCTAAATTAAATCTACTTAATTTATTAATGCTTGGTCTAATTCCTTCTGCTGTTTTACCTTTTTCTCTAGCAATATTAAAATAAACATTTCTATTCATCATTTCAGATTTAATCCAATTAATAAATCCTCCTTGCTGTCCTGTAATTTCTATACCAACAGATTGAGGACTATATGCTTGAACCAAGCTAAATAAATCTTCAATGTTTTTATCCATAGTTTGACGTTTACAAATACCGTCAACCCAGTAATAATCACCATTATTATTAACAGCCCATACACTTATAACACTATAATCAGCAGATTGCTTTTCAGAAGTAGCAAAATCAGTAGTTATATAAAAATTAAAATTAGATTTAGATTTTATTAAAGATTTACGCTCATACCATTGAATACAATCATCAGGAATTAACCTTTCTTCTTCACTCATAATTTGAAGCATGTATTCTTGATAAAACGAGTCTAATTTTTTTTCTTGCTTTGCTGTTTCATACTCTTGTCTTACAAATTCATAGCTAAATCTATCTTCCCATGCACCATTAAATTCTTCTTTAGAACAAGGAAATTTTTCACAAACAGGGTAAACATTACTATGCCATGCACCACTTTCAATAGCTTTATAAACCAAATCTTCCTGATTAAAAGGAGTACCATTCATAATAATTTTACGTCTTGTTGGATCAAGAGCAGGTTTAACTGCTTTATTTAACATATTAGAAATTTTACTGCGAATAGTAGGTGAATTAGCATCTTCATCAGACTGAATAACATCATCAATAATAGCTAATACAGGTCTTTGACCATAAATCTTAACACCACGTACACCAGATTTAGCACCATACATTCTGATCATAAAATTTTTACCTTGTGCATTGGTAAACTCAATTTTATTTTCGGTAAATTTAGCTTTAGGTATTAATGTTTTAATAAAATCATTATTATTGTACCTATGTTCAATATTCTCTCTAAAAGTTTTCACACCATTATCAACACTATCAGATATATAAAGAAAACCATTAACATCACCAAAACCGTCAATGTGTTGGAATGCGCCTAAATATAAACCATTCATTTCGCTTTTTAGAGTAGTTTTGCCTGAACCTCTGAAACAAAGATTAGCTATTAATTGTTTCTTAGAACCAACATCATCTAACATTTTATAATGAAAAGCAGGTGTTTTATTAATACTACTCTCATTTTGGTTCATTAATTTAACAAAGTTGATAAACTTTAGTGCATAATCACTTGGAACATACTCATTAGAGTTTAGTTTAACATAATCTACTGTTTTAAGTAATTGTTGTACTTTATCCATACTAATTATCCTTAGCTGGAGTTACATCTATAATATTTTGCTCAGCTATTGATTTAGTGTCTAAACCAGAATTAATTAGCTCTTTTTGTTGAGAAGCAAGTTTAGTTAGTGTTTCTTGTAGCTGATTAATAGTATTTGTCTCTGTATCTCCTAAATTAAGCTCAACTGTTTGTGCTTCTGGTCTTTTAAGGTGATTCATAATACTATCTGCTGCTTTATGCCTAACCATGTCTGATTTAGCGTTTTGCATAAGTTCTAACTGAACATTAATAGCTTTTTGATAACTATCTTGGTTTAATAACCAACTAGGTATTAAAGCTTGCTCTAATATATTATTAACTAACTTTGTAGAGTTATAAGCTTTAGCATAATTATCTACATTCTTATCTAATTCTACAATACGTGCATATCTATCTGGAAAAGTTCTTATATAACTATTTCTATTATTTTCTCCCATTAACTTAAAAGTAACGTATTTAATAGCACTTAAATAATCATCTGCACTAAATTTACCGTCTTTAAGAACAGAAGTGTATGTAAAAAAATTATCTCTAATTACACTAGCTGTTTCAACATCTTCTGTTAAAGTTTTTAGTTTTTTTGTGAAATTATCGTCTATTGAAATGTTTTTACCTTTTGGTAAACATTTTTTAACATAGTCTGTAGTTATTAATTCTGTTTTCATGTCATTATTTCCTTTATCAAACTTATAATAATAGTTAAAGTGTAGTCTATACAAGTTAAATTTAATTTAGGTGTTATTATGAAACCAAGTAAAATGAATAAATATGAGTCATTAGATGACATTGAAACAAATACACCATACTTATTTTATGGTGTTGATGATAAAGGAAGACCTTTTTATTCCACAGGAATTAAAGCCAAAACACCTGATTATGAGTTAAGTAAAGATGAGCCTAAAAAACTAAAAATTATGTTAGATCAACATATGTATAATTTTAAAATTAAATATTACTTACAACTAGAGTGGGATATAAAAAACTAAATATAAACCAATGAAAACTATAATAATATTTTTACTGTTAACAACTAAGTCTATAGCATCTATAGACTTAAACTCTTTTAAAATACCTGCAATGCCACCTAAAGGTTATTTATCAACTAAAATTACTAACAATACCAGTAATGAGCTAATACCTTATAATGACTTATTATATTTACTAAACCAGATAGATATAAAAGCTAAGCCAGAACATAAAACAGATATATGGACTGAGAGAGCAGATGACATATCTTACGGTGATTGTGAAGATTTCGCACTCACTATACGAAGATTAATTATACAACAAGGTTATAACGGAGGTCATCTAGTATTATCTGAACCAGACAATAGGAAGCATATCACACTTTACATACCTACAGATATAGGTAATTATTTTATAGATTTAAAACAAATTAAAGAACAAATAGACAATGTCAAAAAAGTAGAGGTAAACAATAAATGGTATTCAAAAAAATTTATAATAGGTTAATAAATAAAAAAGTATCTGCTATACCACCAGATCATATTAACTACACTAAATGGAAATGTGCTTTACAATTAAAAGGTTTATGGGATGGTAAAGGTTACTGTGGTTCAATAAAAATACCTGAAAATGATTATAATAAGTTAGTAAAGCAACTATCTACTGTAAATAATTATTAAGTAAACCAGAAAGAATTGACTTAGATTAATTATAATGTTTTAATATAAATAACTTCCCCTTAGGTATGGGTAAGTCCTCCTTTTTAAAAGTTAATGACTGACTCTATTATTTATTTAATAGAGTCTTTTTTATATAAAGTTAAATAATGTATACAAAAAACCAATTAAATAAAATATTTCCTGTGTTAGTAATAACTGCACTATTCCAAATGTTTCTTGTATTAAGCTGTGTACTCACACTAATAGTGTTAGTGTTTGGTTCAGATACAATAGGTAATTTATATAATTTTGTAGGCGTATTTTTAATATCAACAATGTATGTTATTAATGTAAACAAGTTAATTGAACCAATTGTAACTAACCCATATTACTGTGCTTATTTTGATAGCTTATGTGATAAAAATAAATGACATGTTGAATATAATATGCTTATAATGTATTTACCTTTCCATAGGTAATTTTTATATTCCAATACCTCTTACTACCTTATTGTCGTTACCAGTAAGGTAGTTTTTTATTAATGATAGTCTTTATATTTTTTATGAGATTACTCAAATAATGTAAGTAGTTATATGGAAATTTCTATAAGAATTTTCATAATATTTATAGATAGCTTTATAAAAAAAAATCTAAGTGATTTTTATAAATAATAAGTATGGTTTATGAAAAAAAATTATGAAAAATTTATAAATAATGTATGTAGCTTTATGAAAATTTTTTTTCTAGTGATTTTTATAAATAATAGACATAATTTCATAGCATACTATAACCCACACTATTCACACTAGAAAGATACCCCCCCCCATACTTCTATAGCTTCGCTATGACGGTAATTACTATAGGAGTTTATAAACCATGTCACTACTTAAAGCTATTAGCTCTACGTCTAAAGATGTATTAGGTACTATCACAGCATCTACATCTGTATTAAGCAATGCAGCATCTACATTAGACAGTCATGCTGAGGCTATGTTAGCAGAAGCACAGAGTGTAACTAATATTAAGAAGAACTACTTCAAAGGTAACGAATTTAAGTCTATCGTTGAAGCAGAATTAAGATCAGAGTACGCTGATCGTATTAATGAGTTACAAGTTAAAGCTAAAGAATTTGAGTCTAGAAAAGAATCTGATACTAAACCAGTAGAAGAATTATTCAAATTCTAACTAAACATAACTAGAGATTATTGTCTCTAGTTATAAATTATTCACACTATTGTAATATACTAAGTTTTTACTTCAAATCTCTCACACTTATAAGATAGTTAAATTCTGTAATCTCACTTTAATCATATTCATACCTTCACACATATTATAAAACATAGTTAATCTTTAACGTCTTTATTTATATATTACATCTACATATATTCTATTATTACTTTATTCTAACATGTACATACATTTACTTACATTCTACATTACATATACATTGCATTTATTCACAGCTTCGCTGTGGTGGTCATTAAAATATAGGAGTTAAATATGACAACATTTCAAGATATGATTAATACAGCATCATCTAAATCTAAACCACAAGAAAAGACTAAGTTCTGGCTCAATGTTGGTATGAAAATGAAAGATGGTTCTATTGCATACTTACCTAAAGGTATTTCACTAGATGAATTAGAAGTTAAACTTCCTAATAAACTAGACACAGAATATGGTGAACAAATGCAACGTAATAAATCATTTACAGAGTTCGTTCAACAACATGCTGCTACTATTCCTGAAGGTGAAGAAGCCATTTCAGAGAACTTTGTAGTAAGTATTAGGCATGCTAAATCGCAAGAGGAAGTTAAGTCTAAAGTAAGTACAGATGAGTTTTCATTCTAATTACTTCAATATACATAAACCATTAGATCAACATGAGTTGGTCTAATAATTCATAACAATGTTATCACTAAAAATGAGTTAAAAACCATGTATAGTACAAAAGAATTTGTTCGTATTACACGCAATGAAATGATAGATGAAATAGCTAAATATACACCATCTATTAAAGCTTATTCACATAAACTAACATATACTGAATTAGAAACTATGTTAGATGAATTATTAGTCACTGACTTACCAAACTTCTCATTCTGTAGTAAAACTAACCAATTGTTAGCAGCATGAATGAGTATATATCACCAGAAGAAATGTGTTATGAGCTTTCAAGTATAACTAAAGAAAATTGGTTCACTATACTTAAAGAATTAACACTTACAGAATTAGAAAATTACTACTATTCTCTAATAGAATAACTGTAATCATATTTACCATTAAAACAGTACAATTTCAGTAATTGTGCTGTAATAAGATTAACTCCAGATAGTTCAGGATATTTATGACTAATAAGACAATAATTGAAACTTTTATTGATGAGATAACAGAAGATATTCATATACAAGCAAACATATCACAAACTATATCTAGTGATGAAATTCTAATGATAATCATTCATTTAAGTAACTATATATCTACAGAATTTGGTATTGATATAGGAGAGTATTTAGCTGAATGTAAAACTACAACAATTAAAGAAAGTGTACATTAATATGAATATATTAGATTATGTAGCTATAACAGCTATCTTTATAACATTAACTATTGCTACTAGTTATATTGAACCAGATCCAGTAAATGAATTAATTAATAATCCAATAAAAATAGATAATAAAAGATGATATTAGTAACACATAAAAAATACCCTAATAAAGTTTTTAGAATTTATGGGTATTATTCAAAAAGATTAAACTGTCTTAATAATCCATACAGTAAGTTTAATTCATATAATGAAAAAGATTATTTTTATCTAGCAGGTATTTTAACAACAAAAAATCATCCGAAATCTACAATGTACTCTGCTTTCACAATTATAAATATAGGGAATTTTCGTGATGAACTCACTAATGTAAAATTAGCTGACATAAGTTTATACAAACCAATTAAACTAAGTAATAGAAGATTTCCATTACAAAAAGATTTAAAATTTATACCTAAAATTAAAAAAGAATAGTATGAAAATATATAATAAATTAATATTAGCAACTGAGTCAAGAATGGTAATTAATTGCTATGTACATGAAAGTGTAGATAAAATTGAAGAATATATTCATGCACTACAATTTCATTTAGCCGAACCAAATGAATATGAAGTACATATTCATTTAAAGAAATTACTTAAAATTTCTTTAAGCATTAAAGCATTCATACAATTAAACAAGGATTAAATAATGACTAACATAGAATGTATTAAATTATCAGCTTATTATGGTTCATTCTTAGTAAGCTTTCCAACATTATGTTATTTAACATATTTATTATTGAAAATTACATAAAGGATGAATTATGCAATTTGACATTGGAGATGTAATACATCTCAAAAATGGAGATACTGATATCCAAGTCCTCATGATTTAATATATTTAAAACGTAAAAAAGCTTTAATAAAAAGGAGTAAAGTTATGTCTAATGAACCAACAAGAGAAGAAATGATTGAATGTATTGCTCAAGATTTTCCAGAAATTAAGTCTGTACATACAGAAATATCTTTAAGTCTTATTGAAGATATGTTCACAGATGTTATCTGTGGATATGTACCTACAGAGGAATATTTCTTCTGTACTAAACGTAAATTTATATTTATGGCTTAATAAATATTAAAACCAATGTTAATTCATTGGTTTTTTTTAATTTGTATAAAGGTAAGCAAGAATGTTCAACGATCAAGCAGAGTTAGAAACACTCTTTAATAATAAACATAAAAATAAAGAATTATACACTTATTTTAATAAAGATGGATTAGATAGTTTTTGTATTAAACATAATTTAGATAAAAAGTTTGTATTAAAACTGTTAGTAACTATATCACTACATAGTTGTTGTGACGTAGATACATTAATTGGTATTATGAACAATAACGAATCAATTAAAGATACTATTGATAAAGTATTTAAATGTATTGAGTTAAATCTTATTACATTTAACACAGAATATGAATTATTCTTTTGTAGGTTACAAGCACCAGAAGATATTCTTAATAAACAACATAATTATAAATTTGCATTACCATTAATTAATAAACCAGAAAAACTAACTAACAATAATGAAGACATATATGAAACATATAATGAACATGTTGTACTTGGTTCTAAAGTAAATCAACATAATAAAGATATCTGTTTAGATCATATTAATAGACAAAATTCTATTCAATTTAGTTTAAATAGCAGAGTTATTAATAAATGTAAAAATACAATTAAACAAAAACCAAATGAAACTAGTGATAATAGAATTAAAAAGCAGAAAAACTTAGATAAATTTATGAAGGAAGCAGAAGATATTTATACAGCAATGTTTATGCATGACAATAAATTTCATCTATCACATAAATACGATAAAAGAGGTAGAACTTATACAGTAGGCTATCATATTAATTATATGGGTAATCAATATCAAAAAGCTTGTGTAGAATTAGCAGATAAGGAATTAATTAATGACTAAATTAATTAGTAAAAAACAAAATAAAGTAAACGATCTATTAGATAAATTTGAAGAATTAATTATAGAAAGAGAAGAACGTAATAGAGGACGGATTAGAAAACAAAATCCATCTGTACCAGATCATAGTGATGAAGAATATATAGATCAATGTTATCAAGATTTAATTGATAATATTAAACTTAAAATTATTAAGAAAATTAAGTAAATATATGACATATAAAGGTAAAGTAGATAGTACAATAATTAGTAACTTAAACTACAAATACTACAAACAATGTAATTTAATGTTAGTTATAGAACGTAATGTTAAAGATTTACAAGTAGTATTATATACAATTAAACCAAGAACATCTTATAAAATCCTATATGTAGGTAAATCTTACGCTGAAATTAATAGATTTCTTAATGGATTAAATCAAGGATTATTAGATTATGAAAGATATAGGGATATAGATTAACGATTGAATACAAAAATGGAAGATGGTTCTTCTGTATAGGTAATACAGAAGAAGCTACCTTAAGAAGATTAATATTTAAATTATATCATATGGGGTTTTCACCAATAGATATAGGAAAAACTATTGTAATTAAAAGAAAATATAGAGATTACTCTCTCAAAATAACATCAGATTTTTTTGATATTAGTAAAATAAAACAAAGAAACAGATACCTTAAAACCGATCCAGTAACAGGAATTAGATACTTATGATAAATACTATATCAGCAAACGCATCAATAACATATTCTAAACAATACCCTTATAGTTATTATTTAGAACAAATTATAAAAGACGTAACTCAATTAGAAATATTTGAAGAAAAATGGAATATAAACTTTAATCTAAATTTACACCAATTAGATAATTCAGATCATATGTTAGAAATATTAATTGAACACCATGCGTTTAAAGAACTATCTGATCTTCATAATTTCCATGATAAATTAATCAAATTATTAAATAAACTTAAATCTAACGATTTAACATTTAATATACGTTTAGAAACATAAAATAAATGGTAAATAAAATAACAACAGATTTAAAAGAAGCTATCAAATGGTTGATAGCTTCTCCTTATAAAAATAGAATTAAGTTTAATGATAATATTGAATATTATTTATTAAATGGTGATTTTACTAACTTACGTGCTGATTATAAAGATATAAATGTAAAATGTGTTGTTTTACACAATGGTTTTACTTACCTAGCTTCATTAGATGAGTATGAATTAATAACAATAGAAGATTAACTTACAAATGACTGATTTTACATATAGAAATGGTAGATGGCATTCACCTGATTCTTATTTTACAGAACCTACTCTTAGACGTTTATTATTTAAAATGTATCATTACGGTTTTACATGGATAAATGTAAATAAACACATAACTGTACAAAGAAATAATAAAATACGTACTATTAAAATACCATCAGATTTATTTAGTAAATCTGGTATTTGTAAAATTAAACAAAGAAATAGATATATTAAAACTGATCCAATTACAGGAATAAAATATTTATGACAACAAATAAATGTTTATTAGTTAGAAATCATCAATCAAAAACAGAATTTTTAACACTATCTTATACATTAAATGTAGATAATAAATATTTTGTTCTTGATGTAAAAGCTTCTTTAAAGTTACCAAAAGATAACGATAAAGATAACATAAACTTAGATTTTAAAGTTAAAAGTTATACTTTAGATAATATGCTTAATCTTTTAAATAAATACTTAGATAAAGAATTTATATTAAATGTATATTGGGATAATAAAACAATGTTTGCTTATATGTTTATTTGTGAGTTAAGCAGCATTATTGATCAGTTAACTATAAGCTCTAATCACATAGGAAAAAATATATACGCAGAAGAGTATTTTAGAACAGGTGGTATTAAACACAGAGATTATAATAATAATGTATTAAATAGAGGTGATTTAGTATCTTATGTTGACTCGGAAAATGGTAAATATAAATCATCTTTAGGTAAAGGAATTATAGTCTCATCTACAGAAACACAAGTTACTATTAGACCATATAACACTCATTCTAAAATTAAACGTAACAAAAATAATATTGTTAAGATTAAATAATTAAAAACACTACATACTAAATGTATGTAGTGTTCAAAGGTAAACAATGCCATTATTTCTAAAAAGGATAAAAATAATGTTTAAAGAGTACACTCCTTTAGAATATCTAGCAATAGATATTGCTAACAATTTCTCTAGTAAATTAGAAAAATCTGTATTTGAAGACAGAATTGCTTGGTTTAATAAAAACAAACATCAATTATTTGATTTATACGATCAAGCAGAAGAACCTGCATTATATTATTCTGGTATTTGTGCATATAATGACTATCAAAATAATAAACCGTCTGGACATGTAATAAGACTAGATGCATGTGCATCAGGTTTACAGATTATGTCAGCACTTACTAATGATTTAACATCAGCTACATTATGTGGATTAAATAACCCAGATAATAGAGCTAATGCTTATAAATCATTGTATAATAAGATTGACCCAGATAATAAAAAAGAATATGCAGACGTAAAACAAGCTATTATGACTGCATTTTACGGTTCACTAGAAGAGCCTAAAAAGCTATTAGGAGAAGGTGAATTACATACAAAATTCTATGAAACTTTATTCAAAGAATGTAATGGACCATTCATGCTTAATTTAGCATTACAAAAATCTTGGAATAGTGAAGCTACTCATTTCGAAATGACTATGCCAGATGGATTTAATGCTGTATTACCTGTAGAACAGAAAGTTAAAATACCTTATACACTTAATGATGTTGAAAGATATTTAACTAAAACTGTTGTAGCACCCAAAGATAAATCTGTATCTTTATCTGCAAATACAATTCACGCTATAGATGCTTTTATTGTACGTGAAATTAACCGTAGAGCTAATTTTAACCCAGATCAGTATAAATATATTACTGAAATCTTTCAGTTTGGTAAATGCTCTAAACATAGACCAGAAGATAAACAAGTATTACGTTTATGGGATTTATATAAGAAAACTAATATACTTTCAGTACGTATTATGGATTATCTTGATGAATATAATATAGGTAACATAGATTGTTCTGTATTAGCTAAAGAAATGCTTACATTTGGTAATAAACCATTTGAATTAATTACAGTACATGACAGTTTTGGCTGTTTACCTAAATATTGTAATGATGTGCGTAGACTATACACTCTAATGTTAGCTAAATTAAGTGAATCTACTTTACTAGATCATTTATTTACACAAATTACAGGTAAAACTACACAACTAACTAAAACTAAGTCTATAAGTAATTATATACTTAGTTCTAATTATACACTATCATAATTAACAATAGCTACTCATAAGAGTAGCTTATTTTTTGTAAGGAATAACAAATGCAATTAATCAAACATAAAAATACAATAGTAAACTTAGAAACAGTACTATCTATTGAAATTACTCCATCAAATACTATGGACTTTCAATGTACACAATACAGGTTTGAATCATTTCATTTTGACTCTAAAGAAGAGTTAGAAACATTCTATAATAGATATATCAAGGATTTTATTATCAATGGAGATAGTTGAAAATAATTATAAACCAAATACTAAAATTGAAGGTAAGTGTTCTTTTTGTAAAAGCGTAGTTAATGCTACAATCAGTGAATTGCAGAAAATTGATCCTATAGCTCTTAATATAATTCAGCAATGTAAGAGAATGGGGAAGAATTATAGTATTTTTTATACTAAATGTATTGTATGTGAGGGTAAAAACACTCTAGTATTTAGAATACCAATCAAAAAAACAGACAATGTAATAAATTTAATTAAGAAAGAAACTTTATAATGTCAGAAGATAATAAACATATTGCTAACTTACTTATTGTTAACTTCGATACAAAAACACAACAATGGAATGTTTATTTGGGCGATAACCATGAAAATAGTTCTGTAGCATTATTTCATGCTTATAACGCATTTAAAGAAAAATCAGGTAAAAATAAGGATTTTTATGAGTTTCTGAATCTAATGATTAATGTCATTGAAGATGAAAAGGAAGAATATGCAAAATTACAACAAAGTGAAGAAGAAAATTCAACAGAAGTTGAATATATTGAACCAACAGAAGAAAAAACAAGCTGATACTATTGTAAATGATACTCTCTATAAAGAATGTTATAGAGAGAAACATATCACAGAGCATGAACAAATGGCTTTATATAATGAATTTCAGCATCAATTATATGGCTCAATATTATGATTACATTCATTACATTAACATTAACTTATTTAACATTATCATATGATAATGTTGACGCTAAAACATTAAGTAGACGTAGAGTAAATAGAGTACATTCTACGTCTAAAAAAATTACTAGAGATTACAGAAGAAGGTAAACTATGAAAATTAAACTTAAATCTGTTACTGTTGATAAAGAATTAAAATTTGAAGATATGGAAGTAGGTGACACTTGGTTAGATAAAGATGGTGATCTTATACTTAAAACAGCATCTAAAAATCTTCCGTATATTAATTTAAATCACGGTACGGTTTACTCTAAAATACTTAATGCAAATTCAGTAATTCGTGTAGTCAAAGGAAGTTTTGTAGAAGATGAATAATATTCTTACATTAGATTTAGGTACCACAACTGGTTGGGCTATGTATAATAGTTCAACTGACTTAATTACATCTGGTTCAATTTCATTTAAATCAGATAGATTTAGTGGTGGTGGTATGAGATTTCTAAGATTTACTAAATGGTTAGAAGAATTAAACCAACTACAACCTATTAATGAAATATACTATGAAGAAGTTAGAAGACATGTAGGAACTACTGCTGCACATACATATGGTGGTTTTTGGTCACATCTTACTTCTTTTGCTGAGTTACATAAAATACCTTATGAGGGTATTGCAGTAGGTACTATTAAAAAATATGCTACTGGTAAAGGTAATGCAGGAAAACAAGCTATGATAGATTATACTAAGTCTAAGGGACATAATCCAACAGATGATAATGAAGCAGATGCTTTAGCTATCATGTATTTGAAATTAAATAGGTGAATTAATGTTACTTGATGCAATAAAATTTGCTTATAATGCACATAAAGATCAAAAAAGATTTAATTCAAATCTACCTTATATCGTACATCCTATGGAAGTTATGTGTACTGTAGAAGAACATTACCATAAATTCACAGATCCACATTATACATTAGAAGAAATAATGTCTGCTGCTATATTACATGATACTATAGAAGATTGTGAAAAAGTTACTCATGCAAGTATATTTAATAACTTTAACCCAAACATAACTTATTTAGTAGATGGTTTAACTAAAGTATCTAAATTATCTGATGGTAATCGTAAAAAAAGAAAACAAATTGATAGAGAGTATTTAAGAACCAAGAATGTATATGTACATTTTATTAAATGTGCAGATATTTTATCAAATATTAGAACCATAGAAGATACTGGAAATAATTTTGCAATTAAATATCTAAATGAAAAATTAGAAGATATTAAAATAATGAAATATAATCCACTTTCAGGAAGAACTAAAAGACATATTCTTAGAAAACTAAATAAATTAAGTAAGTAAGTAACATGCCTTATTCTAAAATAACAAGTAAACATGCTATCCAAAAACAAACACTACTAAAATTGGAATTATTAGATTTAATGTTTCATTATCCTGATTTATCGACAAATAGTTTTATATATATCTTTAATATTAGCAGACCAACTTTATACAGAGTTATTACTCAAACTAATTTTAAAGATATGTTTAATAGTTTATCCACTGAAAAATATGAAGATAGGGTTAAAAGAACAACTAAATTTAATAATCGAGATAATTTAGTTATTCGTGAATTAAGGTATAAATATAATAATTGGTATAAAAATTTATGAAATTCATTAAAAAATGGGTTGTAAAAACTCAAAGAAAAAATGAGGAAGAGCGCATTGTTTTTTCTTCTTACGATAGGCTTAACGCATCTATTATTTATGAGAGAATGAGGTATGAAAATGCACCTTGTATATTGACGGGAAAGCCTCCTAAATATGTTTCTATGTCATTATGGCAAGAAGAGTATGAGATAGAATAATGACCTGCTTTAAGGAAGTTAGCAAAGAAAATTAGGAAGGGTAAGGTATGAAGCATCAAACAAATATTGCAGGTGAGTGGCGCATAGGGGATATAGTTATAGAAAATAGGGAAATTGAAAGACCGCATTTCTGCACAGCAACGCTTATTGTTGTAGATCAGGTTTATAATGATGGTAGCTTTGATTATGAGTGTCCGTCTAGTGGAGTGGAAAAAAGATCACCGCAGACAAGATTTACAAACATATCAGAAATGAAACGTGCGCTAGGGAGGGTGTGATGAATAATTATGAAAGCCAAGCGAATGCTAATGCATATGAACAATATTCTAAGCCATCAAGTGATTTTTTTGAGCGACAACGCCAACGTGCTTGGATAAAGCAACAAGCAGAGCAAGAAATAAGAAAGAGGTATGTACACACCAAAAAAAGCCACAAAAACGTTGTCGTTGATTTATACAGCAATAGCAACGTGATTATGTGTATCTCAGGAGATCATATTATTCCTGATGTGTTGTGGGATGTGACGCCTATGTAATTTGATTGTATAAGACCTGTATATTTTTATGTGCTCTTTGGTGTATCAGGATATTTCTCTGAAGAGGATTTTAACATGTTTGGTGTGGAGTTGGATTGATGGATTTACATAATTTATTCAATGTTGTGAGTGAACAAGTATTCTTAGATTATTGCGGTAATATAACTTCTGATTTACACAGATTGTATATGTTTGAATGTTGTTTCGATGATTGTATTGAAGAAGCAGTGGAAATGATCGTGTGATTAAATCCGTCCTAATTTAGTGTATAATAGATTAAAAAAAATAAAGTCAATTTTATGAAACACTATTCAATTTCAGAAGTTATAAATTATATTGTATTTACAGGTATATCTGACGCAGATAGTAATACTATAAAAGAATCATTTAAAGATTATTTTACTTATGTACATGGAGAACAACAAAGGAAAGCTAACTCTAAACAAGAAGCAGCTCAAATGTTTATAAATGATTATAACAATGATTTTAAATTTGAACCAAAAGCACAAATAAATACTAGTATTCGGAAATTAAAGGTAGTTTAAAAAATATGAGAGATTTTATGTACACTATACACGCATTACTTATTTTTCTAGTAATAGTTAATATTGGTAAGTCATTGGCACCATAAAACAAAATATTAAAAGAAAGGTAAACATGGATACTCATTTTATATCTTATGGCTTAAAACTTATTGTAACATTACATGATGGAACAAAATATTTTTATGATTTTGACAAAAGTAAATTTATAAAAAAACAAATAAGTTGTGATCTATTTGAAAAAACACCTAACGATCATTGGTATAAAATTGATAGCTGTACTGACAGTGATTATAGAATCACTCAAAAAAGAGTGTATAATAAAATAAAAGAAATGGAAGATAAAATAAAAAAAGGTTTCTTTTATGATAATGTAGATGATTTTATTACATCGCCTATCAAAACAGTAGAATTTGAAAGTTCTTCTTCAAGTAGATTTTCACACACACCTACTCAAAAAAATTTAAATAATCCAATGAAGAATTTACAATATGCTGAACCCATTTGAAAAATGTACTTCAAATATAGAAAGGAATCCTAAATGAACCAAACAGTTAAAAATTGGACTAACTTTGCTAATAAAGTTAAAGAACATATTGAAACATATGTACAAAAACAATACGGAAATAGTATTGATAGTGGTGATGATTTAGTTACTAAAAATGGGGCAGAATATTGTATCGAACAAATTAAAAGATATTGTGATCGTTTTGGTTCATCAGCTAGAGGTAATATAGAACAAGAAAGAGATATTCTTAAAATTGCTCATTACGCTCAACTAGCACATACACAATATACTACTAATTTAAGCCAAGAAGATATATTACTTAATAAATGTATTGAGTTAGCTAAAGATGTTGGTGTATTTTTACTGCAAAGTGAAACTAAAATATTAGTTAAGCTTAACAATAATATTGAATTATATAAATATACTTTAGCTACTGAAAATGAATTGCTATTACAAACTAATGATTTATATGAAGTATCTAATCATCTTAATTTAATGTTACTGGGTCTAGAAAATGAATAAATACCAATTTTCATATATAGATCAATATGGTTCTATTAAAGACATTGTAAAAGCTAACAACAAAGAAGAAGCTAAAGAGTTAGCTAAAAATAAAATTAGTAAACATATTTTATTACCATTATGGGAAAAGAATATTACTTTACATCAAATAAGGGATAAAGAATGATTATATCAGAACAATCAGCACAATTAATTGAACATAATAATGATGATCTATTCGCAGTAAATGCTGCTAGAGTGTCATTTGGTAAATGGTCATCTGTATTTAATATTAATCCAAATACAGGTAAAAGATATACACGTAAAGATAGCAAAACAGGTGAGTTATATGAAGTAGACGGTGATACTAGATTGCTCCAGTTTTTAATTAAACATGACCATAAAACACCGTTAATGCATTCAAGACATGGTTTTGAAGCAGAATACCCTATTATAACCGTACCAAAAGAAGTAGAGTTAAGAGCATCATTAGAATTTAATAGCAAACAAACAAAAGTTAAACATTCTATTTACGGGTGGATTCAACTATTGTTAAATGGATACGTTAATGCAGAATATAAAGGGTCAATAATTAACAAACTAAAAGAGTTTAACCCAGTTATTATGACTTATTTTGGTTTTGATGATACGTACATTTCAGATAATAATATTAGTTACTTTCAAACATGCACTGAACCAAACTTTATTGATGTAACATTTAGGCTTAAAGCACCAATTTCTGTTGCTAGACAATTAGATAAACATCAAATTGCTTTAGTTAAAAATGAAATTAGTAGAAGATATGTAGATTTTGAACCAGAATTTTATATGCCAGATATGCTTAGAGCTAAAGCTGATGATAAAAAACAAGGTTCTACTGATACAGCTATTAAAGAAAATAAAAGAGTATTGCAATATTTACACCATCAAGCACAAGATTCATTAGATATTTATAATTCTATGCTTGAAAATAATGTATGTGCTGAACAAGCTCGTATGGTTTTACCACAAAATATGATGACTGAATGGATTTGGACTGGTTCGTTAGACGCTTGGTTCAGAGTATGCAATCTACGTCTTAAACCAGATGCTCAAAAAGAGACAAGAGATGTTGTGCAATTAATTGCAGAACAGATTAAAGAAAAATATCCAAGACAATATGAATGGAATGTAAATGTCTAGTAAATTAAAACAACAAATTACAGAATTATTTCAACAACAAGAGCGCAAATTAGACCATGTAATTATTAAAGAACATTTCATTATGATAGTATCTAATACTGAAATGTTTATGATTCCTTTTTTTATGAAGAAAAATTCTAATGGTTCTTTTAAACATCCTACTGAATATGGTTTTGGTAATTGGATGCAAGTACCTAAATTACCTGCATTAAAAGGTGGTACTAACGAAGAAATCATTGATAAAATTAGTAATTTAATTAAATAAAACATGTTTAATATTGGTGATAAAGTTATTAATCAAAATGAAAATGATAACTTAGTAGAAACAGTACAAAATATTGATATAGAAAACAATCATATACAGATTAATGGTGTATGGTGGTACTTATCACACGCAAAAATAGTATTTAAGTTATATGGAGTCTAATATAATGTCTAATGAATGTTGGAGAGACATGATTGTAAAAGAAATGAATGCTTATAAGGATTCATTCGATAATGTAACCAGTCTTATAATTAATAAACCGAGCAAATCTGAAAGATATTCTGCTGAATGGTACATAGAAAATGATAATCCAAAACAAACTAATGATATGTCAATATTAGATATAAAGTTTGATTCTGGTTATGGTGGTACAGAAGGAATGTCTTTCAGGTTATACACAAAAACAAGAATATATTTTCCTATTAAATATGATGGTTCTGAATGGGTAGAAAGTTTACCTATTGACCCAAACAGTAAAGAAAAACCTTTTCATTTCGGTGGAGGATAATAAAATGGAATATTTTATAAACGTACTTTATTTAGGTATATCTATTATAGCTTTTGCTGGTGTTATCCAAAAAGCTAAAATTCACGTAAAAGAAGATCAAAAATACGTTTTACCAGCAAAAATTATACTTGCTACTGTTGGCGCATATTTCTTTACTTCTTGGTTAATATGGGTAATACATCAATGAACTGGTATAACTTCACAGCACAAGATGTATTAGATGGTATTGATTTACATGTAAAAGAGTCAGGTAAAACTGGCTCTTTAAATATTTTAATGCAAGAGCGTGTTAAACACTTAAAATTAAAGAAAACAGTAGAATCTATGGATACTACTCACCCTGATTATAAGTTATTAAAAAACGAAGTAACAGCTTCTAGCCAACAAGTTGATTTATATGCTTGGGCTATTGAACGTATTTATAACTTAAAAGATGTTCTTAATATGCCTATTAAAACTAATTATATGCAAATTAGGTCTATACACAAACCTAAAAATAATTACAAAAATAAACTAAAGCGTAAAGGTAAACGTAAATGAATGAAAATTATAAAATTACTCCTCAACCTATTAAAAAAAATCCATCATCTGAGTATAAAAAAGGTTATGATGCAGGATATAAAAGAGGTATTTATTATTTAGAAAAAGATATTAGTACTTTAAACGATGAACATAATATTATCCTAGGTAAAAAACAAACTATTATTGATGACTTAACTAGAAGAGCAAAAGCAAATACAGAATTATACGATATTCATATTAAGAAATGCTATATCGCCATAGGTTTACTCGCCATAGGTTTAATTACAACTTCTCTTATTTAACTATGATTAAATTACTTCCATATCAACAAATTAAAGATTTAATTAAAAACAACTATATTGTTTGTCCTGATGGTTTATTACAACCTGCTTCTTTAGATGTATTGTGTTTAAACGATGAATTGCGTATTAAAAAAAATGATACAGTAGAGCTTAAATTAGATATTAATTTAGGTAAACTAGAAAGACAAACAGACATTACATACATGTATTCTAGTCGTAGTACAACAGCTAGAAATGGTATTGATGTAAAGTTTAATAGAATTAATAAGTCTTTAATTATTACCCCATTAGCTTATAATATAGTTCTTCCTCCTAAAGCTAGGTTAGGACAATTTTATTTCTATAAAGTATTTAGAAATGAACCAAATACATATAAAACACAAAAATTTAAAATAGATACTTGTGTAGAATATTTCGGTAATAGTGAGTACAAGCTTTCTGGTTTAATTAAACCAAATAGTTTTTATTTAGCTAAAAGTAAAACTTTATGTAAAATTCCTAAAGATCATGTAGGAATTTTACAAGAAAATGTAGATAATTACAGAACACATTTAAATGCAGGATTTTTTGACCCATCATTCAAAGGTAAAGCTGTATTGGAAATAGTTTCTTTAGATGCTTTAAAAGTTAAAGACGTAAGAGCTAAATTAACACTCGTACCTTTAATTGAACCAACAAAATTTAAATATAGTGGTAATTATCAAAATCAAAATAGTATTGAATCTATTTTACCTAAAACACAATATTAATTTCTAAGCTGCTTATTAAAGCAGCTTTTTTTATAAAGAGTAAACAATGCAAGTAAATGATAATTCGGGTAAAAATAATACAGTAGTATTTACACCTAACACAACAGAACAAAATTTAGAGTTCTCTATTAGTAATAATGAAAATTTATTTAATATCCTTTCTGATAACATGTATTCAAATAAACCATTAGCTTGTATTAGAGAGGTTATTTGTAATGCGTGGGATTCACATATTGCTTCTGGTTTAACAGATACATCTATTAAAATTACATGCAAAAATAACGAATTATTTGAAGTTAAAGATTTTGGTGAAGGTATTCCTCCTGAAAAACTTAACAAAATTTATTTTACATATGGTGAAAGTACAAAATCACACGATGGTAAACAAACAGGTGGATTTGGTTTAGGAAGTAAAGCTCCTTTTGCCGTTACTAACACATTTACTGTAACTAATTGTTATCAAGGTAAAAAAACAGTTATTGTGATTAACAAAGAACCTAATCAAAAACCAAAACCAATCAATATTGTTACATCTGATACTGATGAAACTGGTTTAACTGTTAGTGTTCCTAACACATCTGTAACAAGTAGAGAGGTATTGGAATTTTTAGAATTTTCAGGAATTAATTGTAAATTTAATGGGAGACAGCAAGATATTTTTACTTTTGAAGAATATGCAGATGTATCTCCTTTAAAATTTAATTATAGTATAGATACATTTATTAAATATGGTAATGTTGCATATCCTTTAAATAAAGAAATGTTGCCTTATAGTACACGTAAAATCTTAAATGCCGTAAATACAGTACACAATAAAACACTAATACAAGCTGAACCTCACAGTATTAGTATTACACCTTCAAGGGAAGAATTAGCGTATACCCCAAAAACTATTAATTATTTAGATAAATTAATTAGAAAACTTTGGTATAAACATTATGTACCTTTGAAAAAAAATTACATTAATAAATTTAAAAAATTAAATACAATTGAAGATATTGTTAAAAGTAACTTATATTCTTTAGTCAACTTAGATTCTTTAAATGGGAAATTAGTAAAAGATTTTTCCAATAAAATAAAATTTATTAATAAAATTTACATAAATTCTAATGTTGATTTACCTCAACGTATTTACGATAAAAGTTTAAGAAAACTATTAGAAAAAAAACTATCTAACTATACATTAAAATATATAAGAAAGGCTTACCCTAATAAAATTGAAAGATATCCATATTTTTATAATATAATTACTAATAAAGTATTGATTACTAATAGTTCTGCTAAAAATATTCCAGACGATGTAATTAATTTTAATGACTCCAGTGAAATTATTTATATTTATACAGGTAAAAATAATTTTAAAACTGCTAAAAAAGACTTTGAGAAACTAGGGTTTAGTGTAACTATCTACGAAAAACCAAAAGTTAAAAAGGTACGTAATAGTGTAATTAATAAAACTAAGTATCAATTTAAGTATGCTATACTTCCTGATGGTACTGAAATTGTTAATGATAAAGAAAAAGTAAATGATTATATTTTAGCTAATTTAGATAAAACTTACACACTTTATCCTTGGCGATTATACACAGATACTTCAAGAAATACATATAAATCTCTGTTTAAATCTTGTAGTAAACTAGACGCAGTAATTTTACACAATACTGATGATGTTAGATCAACTTCTGTTGAAAAGTTTAAAAGAGAAGTTACTAACGTCATTGGTTTAACTGACTATATTAATAAAAACTTTGATAAATTAGTTAATAAAAAAGAGTTATTTCTGTACGATGCTCTTTATGAAAAAAAGTTTTGGAATAACAACACATTATACAAAATTCAAAATTATCCTGACTATTTTAAAAAAGATGCTACTTTTAATCTTATAAAGGAATTTAATAAAAAACCTTTAGATTACTATAAAGAACTACATGCTTTACTATATTATCATCGTAGCCTAGACGAATACTTTAAAGATGTTAAACATCTTTTTGACCATAATTGGTGGAAAACTGCTATTGATATAGATAAAGTAATTAGTGGCTTAAAAGATAATATTTATTCGAAAGACTTTAGATCATTTGCTATAAATATTTTAGAAAACTATCCTTATAATAAACCAAAAGAGGTAAATAATGAAGATTAATCCAATTGGATTTTATACTGTAGGTAAAGATCAAATTATTATTTTTGATAGTAAAGGACAACAACATGTACTTTCTAGCAAAAAATATGATTTAAATGAAATTAGTTTAAATATTGCTGATTTCATTAATGAAAATTTAGAGTTAAACTTAGATGATTATAAAATCAATACGCATAAACTAGTACATTATTGTGTACCTTTAGAAGATATTGATAAAATTACTAAACATAATATTACATCATATCCTACTATAGATTCAGTAGAATATGATACAAATAATATTATGGTTACTATTTACGAAGAACAAGTTATTCCTTATTCAAATAAACTTGAAAAATATCTTCAACCAGATCAACCAACAGAAGGTTTAACTAACTTTTTAAGTAAGTTTAAAGATATTCGTAAAAAATGTAATCATACAGCACAACAATTAGCTGAATTTTTACATAAAGCTAATCTACCGCTTACTAAATCTGGTGCTATTATTGGATATAAAAAAGTACGTAAAGCAGAATTTAGCCCTACATATATACAGCAAACATACGTAGATATTTACTCAGGTAATATTACACAAATGCTAAACACTATCGTCAAAACAAAACGTAAGTATGTTAATGACGATAGAACCATAGACTGTTCACATGGACTTCATGTTGCTAGTCTAAAGTATCTTACAAATGGTTTTTTTGGTTCAAGTAACCCTAATGATGCAGCTATTTTTGTAGTTAAAGTTGAACCAAAAGATGTAATTTCAGTTCCTCAATATGATGTAACTAAGTTACGTTGTTGTAAATATGAAATTGTGGGGGTATTCACAGATGAAGCATTTAAAATGTTACATGATGGTGTTGAGCCAAGTGAGATTGATAGTAATAAGGCTTTATTAAACGACGTACTTAACAATAGAACGTCTATTCCACTTTGGGTAATCACAGTAGGTAATAATAAAAATGTAGAAAGTATTAAACCTATTAATGATACGCAAGTTAATAAGCATTTTACACAAACAAATTATCAAGCTACTGCTTTACAAAACCCAGAGGAAATCACTAAAGAAATTAGTGATTATAACGCTTTTTTACAAAGGTTTAAATGACAATAGAACTTAATACTTGTCAAAAAAAAGCTAAAGAAGAAATCTTTAGCTTTTTATTATCTGACAAACAAATGTATTACTTATCAGGTGGTGCAGGTTACGGTAAAACTACTTTACTTGCAGATATCCATAATAATTTTAAAGAACTATATTTAAATAAAACCAAAGAATATAACATTGATAACCCTATTAAAGAAATTCACTATACGGCCACTACAAATAAAGCAGCTACAGTATTAAGTGAAAATGGTTTAATAGCTTCAACAGTACATAGTTACCTTGGTTTAAAAGTATATAATGATTATAAAACAGGTGAAACTAAATTATCTATTAATAAATCTAAATGGTCTATAAAATATAATACTCTTCTTATTATTGATGAAGCTTCTATGATAGATGTAAAACTAAAAGAATACATTCTTATGGCTTTATGCAAAAATACTTCTAAAGTTATTTTTGTAGGTGATAAAAACCAATTAAAAGCAGTTAAAGGCGGAGACTTTACAGTATTTGATATATGTAAAGGCTCTTCTTTAAATACTTTAATGCGTGTTCAAAACAATGATAATCTTAAATGGCTTAATAGTTTGTTTAAACAAGGTGTTGAGTTAGGTCAAAAAGCACCTAAAGAATTTTTATTAAATCATGCAGATCAAGTTTTAACTAACACAAATATTACAGATGCTATTAAAGAATGTTTTATTGATCCAAGCCATAACAATGTGTTTTTAGCTTACACTAATAAAGTTGTAGTAGATTTTAATAAATATGTACGTAAATTACGTAATTTACCTGATGCAACTCAAATAGGTGAACAACTTATTTCTAATCAAGTTTTATTTACTCGCCAAAATACAATGATTGCTACAGAAGAATTAGTAAAAATAGATAGTATAGGTTCAAAGACAACTTATTGCGGTTTAACAGTATTTAATGTTGAAACTGATAAAGGAACTGTATATCTACCTAAAAGCCTAGAAGAGTTAAGAGCTTTATCAAAACAGTATAAAAAAGAAAAAGATTGGTATAACTATTATAGCTTAGTAGAAAACGTAGCAGATTTTAGACCAAAAGATGCACAAACTGTACATAAATCACAAGGTTCTACGTACAATAACGTATTTTTAGACATTAATGATCTTTATTCTTGTAAACAACCTGATACTTTAATTAGATTGCTCTATGTAGCTGTTAGTAGAGCTAAACATAAACTTATAGTGTATAATAGCACAAATTAAAGGTTAAATATGAAATTTATAACTTTTAGTGAACCAATAAGAAGTAATTATAGTACAATGCTTCTTACTGGCTCTTTAAACATACAAAAAGCAAATGATTATTACATAAAACCTTACTTAAATGAGTATAAAGACTCTATAATTAACTTTGAAGTTAAAACTGATCCTAAACGGACTAAAGTTACTACTATAGAAACTTATATGGATCAAATTAACAAGTATTGTAAACAGTTAGGTGTAACTAACTTAATTGTAACTGATGGAGACTATTTTAAATATTTAACTAAAGTTAAAAAACTTAATCCACAGTTAGGGTATAAATTAAACTCTTTTTGTAATAATTATAATGTTTTTTACTGTCCTAGTTATAAAAATATTTATTATAACCCAGAAGTCATTAATAATATTAAGTTAGCTCTAGTAGCAGTTAATAATCATTTAAAAGGTACTTATCAAGATTTAGGTACAAATATCATTCATAGTTATAAATTTCTATATAGAATTAAAGACATTAAAGAAGCTTTAGATAATTTACTTACTTTAAACCAACCTTTAACGGCAGATATTGAAACATTTAGTCTTAAATTTGATGAAGCAGGGTTAGGTACTATTAGTTTATCTACAGATAAACATAATGGCATAGTTATAGCTTGTGATGTAACTACAAACCAAACAAAAGTGGTTAATTATAAAGTTAGAGCATTACTTAAAGACTTTTTCATACAATTTAGTAAAATTAATAAACTTATATGGCATAATTGTAGTTACGACATAACTGTACTTATTTATCAACTATTTATGTCTGATTTAGAAGATATTAAAGGTTTATTAGAAGGATTAGAAGTATTTACTAATAACTTTGATGATACAAAAATTATTAGTTATTTAGCTCTTAATTCTACTAGTAAGCCTAGTTTGTCTTTGAAAGACTTATCACATGAATTTAGTGGTAATTACGCTGTAGAAGATATTAAAGATATTTTACAAATACCTTTTAATGATTTATGTAAATACAATCTTATTGATTGTTTAAGTACATGGTATGTTTATGAAAAATACTATGATTTAATGGTTCAAGATAAGCAACTAGAGCTATATGAAGGTTTATTTAAAGATACTCTTAAAGATATTATTCAAATGCAACTAACTGGATTGCCTATTAAAATGGATCAAGTTAAAAGTACGCATAAAGAGTTAGAAAATCAATTAAATGCTTATTTAGATAATATCCATAACAGTAAAATTATTAGTAAATTTAACTACTATCTTAAAGAACAAGAAGTTAATTTATACAATTCTACAAGAGTTAAAAAAAGAATAACATTTGATGACGCTACAGCAGAATTTAACCCAAATTCTAATCCTCAATTAGTAGAATTACTTTATTCTAATGACTTTATGGCTTTACCTGTACTAGATTTAACTGATAAAGGTAATCCTGCAACTAGTAGTAAAACTATTAGTAAATTAATTAATCATACAGAAAACCAAGAATATAGAGATTTATTATCTAATTTAGTTGAATATAACAAACTTAATAAGATATTAACTGCTTTCTTTCCTGCATTTTTAAATGCTAAAGAATGTAATAGTAACCATTATTTATATGGCTTTTTTAATCTTGGTGGCACTGTATCAGGTAGATTAAGTAGTAATAATATTAACTTACAAAACTTACCTTCTACTGGTTCTAAATACGCTAAACCAGTTAAAAAATGTTTTGGTTTTAATAATAAAGAGTGGTTATTTGTAGGTGCAGATTTTAATGCTTTAGAAGATCGTATTATTTGTCTACTTACAAAAGACCCTGTAAGACGTTCTATTTATTTAGATGGTTATGACGGACACTGTAGAAATTCTTACGCATATTATACAGAACAAATGCCTGACATCCAACTTGCTGAACCACAAGAAAAATGTTACAAAGCAAAAGTAGGTCAAACTTACATTTGCTTTAAAGCAAATGAAAAGGTTATTTATCAAGGAAAAGAGTTCACTGGAGAAGAACTTTATGCATACATCAAAAATTAAAGGATACGAAGGATTTTACTGTATAAATTCAAACGGTACAGTGTATTCTGTAGATAGAATTGTTGTTGGTAAAGATGGTCTTGAATACCCTAGAAAAGGTAAGATAATAAAAGCTATACCAAACAAACAAACAGGGTATTATCAAGTTTCTTTATGGAAAAATAATAAAGGAACTTGGCATTATATACACCGATTGTTAGCGCAACATTTTATACCAAATCCTTTAAATAAGCCTGAAATTAATCATAAAGATGGTGATAGACAAAATAATAACTTAAATAACTTAGAATGGGTAACATCAAAAGAAAACAGTCAACACGCAATACAAACTGGATTAACTACATATACTAACCGACTTACTAGAGACGAGTTTATAACTTGTTTACAAGATGTAATAGCAGGAGAGTCATATAAATCTTTGTCCAAAAGAGTACCTTATAAAATACCTTTTCTTTCAACTAAATTAAGGCAAATAGCAAAAGAAATAGGTTTAGAAAATGAGCTTAATGAGTCACTTTGGCAACAGAAATTAGAAAGAGCTAAAATAAATGGTATTAACAATAGAAAGTACAATAGATGAAATCACAGAATGTTCTGTTAAAGAGCATAATGTAACACGTATTAATTCAATAAAAGATAAACATGGAGACCTTAGACAAGCGAGTAAAAACGTTACTTTTGCTTGCACGATATAACCCCTCTGCTTCGGTAGAGGGGTATATTAAATACGTATCAAGGTACCGCACACACATTACATAAAAACTTAGGTTTATCTTTAGATACTGCTAAAAAAATTGAACAAAGATACAAAGAACTTTATAAAGCTACTATTAAATATACAGAAGATAAAATATATACTGCTTCTAAAAAAGGATATATAGAAGTGGCTTTTGGTTTACGTATTAGAACACCAATTCTTAAACAAGTTATTTTAAAAAGTAAATCTACTCCTATTCTTGCATCAGCAGAAGGAAGAACTATTGGAAATGCTATAGGCCAGTCTTACGGCCTTTTAAATAGCAGAGCTTTTTCAGAATTTATGAAAATAGTTCGTAAATCTAAATATAAATATGATATACGTCCTATGGCTCAAATTCATGATGCAGGATACTTTGCTATTAAAGCAAATACAGATGTCATTAAATTTGTTAATGACACTTATATCAAATGTATGGAATGGCAAGAAGATCCTAATATATCTGATCCAGATATTAAATTAGGAGGTGAATTAGATATTTACTATCCTTCTTGGGCTGAACCATGCACATTAGATAATTATATTTCTAAGCAAGAAATTGTAAATAAATTTAAGGAACACATACAATGAATGATAAAAACAAAGATCAATTAAAAAGATTTAACAAAACGATGAAAGAAGCTAAAGTAATATTTGATACTATTTATGAAGCTTCTGAAAAAGTAACTGCTTACGGTTTAAATTATGGTAGTAGAGATACGGGTACAGTTAATAATCTAACTTCTGAACTTAATAACTTGCTGTATTTAGTGAAAAAGCTAAATAAAGCTAGAAATATATTAAAAGAATTTTAGTATGAATATAACATACTCAAATAAACATAATCTGCACCCTATTTTGAAAACATGGTTACAATCAGATGAATACTCTAATGGTAGTGACCTATTTCCTGATAAAAAATTAATGAGTACTACTTCATTAATTAAACCAATCAAACAACAATTATTATCTAAGCAAGTTGATAATTTGACTAAAGATATTAGTGAGTTTGTGGCTTCACGTAGAGGTACAGCAATTCATGATAGTATTGAAAAAGCTTTACGTAATGACATAAATAATCTTATTAACCCAACTGAAATTACTTTCCCTGAAACAAGAAATATCGTTTATTTAGAAAAAAGGTATTTCAGGGAAATTAATAATGTTGTTATTTCAGGACAAGTAGATCAAATCTTTAATGGTCAATTATGTGATATTAAAACTACATCTACTTTTACATATACTTCTCAAAATAAGTTTGAAGATTATAAGCTTCAAGGTTCTATTTATAGATGGCTTAACCCAGAACTAATCACTAAGTCAACAATGTTAATTCACTATGTTTTTAGTGATTGGAAAGCTTCTCTTGCTGAAAAAGCAGAACAACAACGGTTAGAAAATAAGTTTTCTTTAGATAATAAAGAACAGTTTCTGTACCCAGAAGCTTCTATTAAAACACAAGAAATAGAATTATATTCTTTAGAAGAAACTGAAGCTTATATTGTAAAACGTTTAAACGATTTAGAGTATTTTGAAAGTACAAATGTACAAGATATGGTTTGTACAGATAAAGAATTATGGATACCTGAACCAAAGTATCAATATTTTACTAAAAAAAGTAATGCAAGAGCTTCAAAAAACTTTGACAGTTTAATAGAAGCCAATGCATATTTAGGTTCTAAAGGTACTGGTTTTATTGTTGAGAAAAAAGATAAACCTAAAGCGTGTCATTACTGTAATGCTTATAGTATCTGTAAACAAAGAAAGGAATTTTTTCCTGATTAATTAAAGAGAAACAATGACTTATTTATATAAACATCACCAATCAGTAGAAGAAATTGGTAAAATTTTAGCTGATAAAAAAAATATGGATAATACTGATTTTTTCAATATTATCACAGCTTATTTTATTACAAAATTAGCAAGTTGTATGAGTACAGTTGTACGTACTAATTTTACTGGTGATATTCCTGTAAATAATTACACTATTGCACTTGCTACAAGTGGTTTTGGTAAAGGTACTTCTGTTACTACTATTGAAAAAGAATTTATTGGGGGTTTTAAAGAGAAATTTTTACAAGATGTATTTCCTGCTGTAGCTGATAATAATTTATTCGAATTAGCTACACAATTAGCTGTTAAAAATAACAGTGATGTAGAGGAGGAAAAACAGAAACTTGATAGTGAATTTATTAGGCTAGGCCCACCATACTTTGCTTTTGATGATGGTTCTGCTCCTGCAACTAAACAGTTAAGAGATAAATATATTCTAGCTGATATTGGTTCAATCAATCTACAAATTGATGAATTTGGATCAAATTTAGGTAGAGCTAATGAAGTATTAAATACTTTCTTAGAATTATATGACATGGGTTTAGTTAAACCAAAAATTACTAAACAAAGTGATTCTAATAAACGTACTCCTGAAAGAAATGGTGCTACTCCTGCTAATCTTTTAATGTTTGGAACTACTAATAAGTTATTAGATGGTGCTAAAACAGAACAAGATTTTTATGAACTATTAGAAACTGGTTACAGTAGAAGGTGTTTCTATACATTTGGTTTTAAGCCCAATGTATCTAATAATATGACCCCAGAAGAGGTGTATGCTAAGTTAACTTCTAAAACAAATAAAGAGTTATCTTCTAAATGGAGAGATTTCTTTACATCTTTAGCAAATGTTGAAAACCATAAAAAAGTAATTATACTCACAGATAATATAGGTATTAAGCTTATTGAGTATAAAATGTACTGTGAAAAATTAGCAGAAGATTTACCTGAATCTGCTACTATTAAACGTGCAGAACTTATCAATAGATACTTTAAAGCCATTAAATTAGCAGGTACTTACGCTTTTTTAGATGGTTCTGGAACCATCACAGAAGAAAATCTTAAACAAGCTATACATTTAACTGAAATTAGTGGTGATCATTTTGATAAAATTTTATCAACTGATTCAGCTTATGTTAAATTAGCTAAACATATTGCAGATAGTAAACATCCGCTTACTCATGCAGATTTACATGAACAGTTACCATTCTACAAAGATAGTGCTGTTAAACGTAAAGAAATGTTAGATTTAGCTGTATCTTGGGGTTATAAAAATAATGTTATTATTAAACAAGAAACTTTAGATAATATTCAATTCTTTTCTGGATCAAAGCTAGAAGAAACTAATTTAGATAAGTTAATTGTATCAGTTAGTAACCATGAAGCATATAATTACACAGGTTATAAAGATTTTAAGTTTAAATTTTTTAAAAACGTAACTGAAACTAACAATGCTCATTGGACTACACATACTTTTAAGAATAACCATAGAAGAGAGGAATACGTTAATACTGGATTTAATCTATTAGTACTGGATTTAGATAAAAATATTAAAATAGATACTATTAAAGACATTATGTCTGATTATACTTATTTTATGTATACAACTAAAAGACATACTGATGAAAATCATAGATGCAGATTAGTTTTACCTATTAAGTATATTCTTAATCTTTCATCAAAAGATTATAAACAATTTTATAATAATATAATTGAATTTCTTCCATTTGATATTGATGACTCAGGTAATCAACGATCAAAAAAATGGTTATCTAACCAAACAGATAATTATTGGTTTAATGAAGCAGAATTATTTGATCCAATTAGGTTTATTCCTAAAACATCACGTAATAATGATTTAAATCAAGAATTATCAAAACTCACTAACTTGTCTTCTGTTGATAAGTGGTTTGTGTTAAAAATGAAAGAAGGTAATAGAAATCAAAATTTAATTAGATATGCCTTAATGCTTAAAGACAGTGGTCAGTATGACTACCCCTCTTTAGAAAAAGCTGTATTTAATCTAAATAAACAGTTAACTAAACCTCTTTCTGAAAACGAAATTAAATCAACAATTTTAAAAACTATTGCAAGGAAATTTAATGAGCAATAATTTAATTATGGTAACTGGTGAAACCAATACAGGTAAAACCAGATCATTAAAGGAATTATGCCAGCGTAAAGGTGTATTCTATGCTAACGTAGATGGTAATAATAAACTACCATTTAAGAATAATGCTTTTGTTTATAATATGACTGATCCTAAGCATATATTTTCAATCTTTGAACAATTTGAAGCTAATGATGAATACCATACTTTTATTTTAGATACTGTAACATTTTGGTTTAATCATTACGTAGATACTTATCAAAAACAATACAAAAATGGGTTAGCTTTTTGGAACGATTTTGGTATGGATGTACGTAAACTTTTTGTAGATGTATTTAAAAAATCTAACAAAAATGTAATTGTATTAGCGCATGTAAACAAAGTTTATAATGAACATTCGCAAGAATATGAATTTAAAATACCAATTAAAGGCTCTACTAAAGACATTGGTATTGAAGCTTTTGTTCAAAATATTGTTACTACAAAAACCATGAACATTTCTAAATTAGAAAAATATGTTAATCCTAACTTAACTTTTACTCCAAAAGAGAAAGAATTAGGTGTTAAGTATGTATACCAATTAGGTAAAACTAAAGAATTTCCTAATGAAAAAGTACGTATGCCAGAAGATTTATTTGAAGGTGATCCAACGTACATTGACAACAATATGGCTCTATTAATAGATGCCTTAGATAATTATTAATTAAGCATAAAAAGAAGGAATTAAATATGCAAAATATCTTTTCAGATGCAGGCGCATCAGAATTAACAAATGTAACAACTAAAGATGTTATTGGTGGTTCTTATACATTACCAAGTGATGTATATACAGCAATCATTAAACAAGCTTTTATTACAGAAACATCTACTAAAACTAAAGAATTTAATCTTGAACTAGATATTGACGGTAAAGCTTATAAATTCCGTCGTATGTGGGTAATGAATAAATTTGGTAAAGCTTATAAATGCGATAAAGAAACAGGTCAACCTGAACTAACAGATAAAGGTGAAAAGAAACCATTCAGTCATTATCCACTTGTAAACTCACTTACATCTATTGTTTTAGGTCAAGAAATCCCTCAAACAGATATTCAACTTAAATTAGTTAAAATCTATAATAAAGACGCTCAAGGCGAAGTAGATACACAAGTACCTGTATTTGTTGATCTTATTAACAAAACAGTTAAAGTTGCCATTAGTCTTAATAAAGAAGATAAAACAGTTAAAAATGATCAAACTGGTAACTACGAACCAACTGGTGAAACATTTGAAACTAACGAAATTCAGCATTTCTTTGATAAAGATTCTGATAAAACACAAACAGAAATTAAATCAGAAAAACCTGCTACATTTATGCAGACGTGGTTAGATAAAAATCAAGGTCAAGTTAATGATCGTTCTTCTAAAGCCACAGCTAACGTAAAAACAACAACTGCATCTAATACAACTCAGACAGCTACAGCAGCTCCTGATAACGTATTTGCACAAGCAGCAGCACAAGGAAATTAATCAATGGCAATTCAAGTAGAAATTACTGGAAAAGAGTTGCAAGTTTTACTACAAGAAATTGTAGTAAAACAATTCAATATTTCTCCAGACCAAGAAGTTGGTGAAGTCTCTTTTAAAAAATCTCGTAGTGAAAACACTGAAAGTGCTTTATCTTTTACTATTGTAGAAAAAGAAGCATTACCTAAAACAGAAATCATTGAGCCAAATGATACAGAAGAACCAGTTACATTAAACCCTTCTAATCCATTTGCTGATGCACAAAATTAGTCGTTTAATAAAAGCAATTTTTATATCAGGAATAATTTGTGCATTAGTAATAGCATTTATGGTAGCAGGTGTATTAATAATACCTATTGTATTTTTTATAATAATATGCTTAGCTATATATCATTTATTAAATAATAAACCAGAAGATAAAAATGACTTATTCTAATGCTCCTGAATTTGAAGATGTTATATACAGAGAGTTAACTTCTGCTTATAAACTAGGTGGAATGGCTTCTGTTGAAGCAGTAGTCAAACAACATTTATATAACTTTACTTCTAAAGTTAGTGAATTGTGGGATAATTGTTCAGACGATACTAAAAAGTTTGAAACAGCTTTATGGAAAGAACAATTAGACAGAGCACATATTGGCTCCATTAAATTAGCTAATGCTTTAAAACGATTTAAACAAGATATACAATAATATTTAGTCTTTCATATTATTGTATAAAGGTAAACACAGGTTTTTAGTTTTACTGTGTTTACCTTATATAATCTGGGCTTAACTCAGTTTGGTAGAATGCTATGTTTGGAACGTAGAAGTCAAAGGTTCAAATCCTTTAGTCCAGACCAATTATTTTTATTGGGATATAGTGTAGTGGAAGCACATAACATATTTATTTTTCTAGTAAATAGTTTTAATACAATATGTTAGGAGGGTAGGTTCAAATCCTACTATCCCAGTTCATGACAAGTTAGCTGATGTGGTCATAACAGTGGACTGAAAATCCATAGAAGTTGGTTCGATTCCAACACTTGTCACCATAATTTTTTAGGGTATAGCTTAATGGTAAAGCGTCAGTCTCCAAAACTGAATATCAGAGTTCGATTCTCTGTGCCTTAGCCAACATATGCGACTTTAGTTTAAATGGAAAAAACTTTATCAATGATTAGGTCTAATGGGTGCGCAACCTTGAATCTATAGATAAAATATTGGTTCGAAACCAGTAAGTTGCACCAATTATATTATAATGAATACATAATTTTCTATTAACGAAGCATAACTACCTTATGCATATTGTACTAACTAGTAGTTAATAAATTGGATTTAAGTAGTACAGCTTAAAACGTAGTGACCAAAACTGCATTATTATGTATTCTTTTTAGTATAATAATCAATAATTTAGCAGGACACTTATAATGACAAAACAGATCAAAAGTATTTTACAAAAATACTTAAAACGACAGAAAGATTCTGAAAATTGTATGGATCAAGTAACTTCTGATTTTGGTACTTATGGTGTTAATCTCATTGAAGATATTATCAATGATATTGAACAGCTAAGTAAATCTCAAAACCAGTAAGTTACATTATTAATATAATAATCAGTAATAGTTTGTTAGAGCATACTCCTCTCACAAATGAAATGTTTTAAAACAGATTCATAGCTCAAGAGTAACTAACTAGCTATTACTGTTCATTATATTAATAATTAATTAAAAATAAGAGAATAATATGTATGTAAGGCAGTTTATTAAAAAATTAGATAGAGTTAGTACAGTAGCTAATAATTTAGGTTTTTCAGTACAATATTTAAGTAGATGGTATAAAACAGGTATTCCTGCAAATAAATTAGATGAAATGGTTAAATATGCTGAAAAGAAAGGACTTAATTATACTAAAAAATTTATTAGTGAATTAGAAACAGAATAAAACACCAAATTGCAGTACACAGACAGTATGAAATCTAGAAGAGTGGAATAATCATTAAAGGACATTGGAAGTGTAATAGGTATTATGAAAAAGGTAATAACAAACATTAACGGAATGTTCACTTTATGGGTTGATAGGTATTTAAACTACGCTACTATAAGGCATGGTTTATTTCTCAATCAGATATAAAAATAGACGGATTAAGGTTTTATTCATAATCCGTCTTTAAATTAAGCCTTACTTACTAGGATAACTTCTATAGTGTTGCGTTACGTACTCGAATCGGTTGTACCGATATCTAATATAGTTGCGTACACGAACAGGTTTCACCTGCTTTTCTCTAGGTAATAACATACCTACTCCTTATTTTATAAAGGGTTAAAAAGGAGTGGACAGGTTACTTACAATAATGATACAAATAATATGTTGACTTATTTGATCGGTGTAAGCGGTCAGTTTATACCACCATCAACTAACCATTCCCTATTAAGCACGCTAATGCTTATAGGGAATTTCTATATAAAATCCATTTTCCGTCTTCAGTTTTATCTAAATCTTTTGCTTTTACCTAACAGCAATATTAAAGATAAATATCTTTAATTTATTTAGTAATATTAACCCAAGGATTAAGATTTAAACCTGCTTCTAACATTTCTGGTCCTACAGCATACTTCAATTCACCTTTTAAACCAGAAGCTATTACGTTACTGTTTAAAGGTGTATCTACTTCTATTAATGGTAATCCTTGAAGCATAATACTATTCAATAATGTACTTAATGGATTATTAAGAAGTAAGTATTTAACAGATTTTAAAATACGTAATTTATAATTAAAGAACCAAACTAAACCAATAGACTCTAAATAATCTCTTGTTCTACCAGATACAAAATTATAGTTAATAAATGCTTCTGATACTATAGAGTTAGCTTCCTTTAAAGATTTTCCTTGGTTCATTAAATGATTATGTAATGTAGCTTTAGCTACAAAATCACTGAATAATACAGTTTTTTCTAACCCTTTAAATAAACTTGTATCTTTAGATATATAAGCATATTTAGCTAATGTTTTTACATTATCTGGTAATGTATCTAATTTACTTTCAATCCAGTCTGTATATTTACCTGATAATAATTCTTTATTGTTATTATCTGATAAATCTTCTGCAATTGTATTAAACTCACCACTATCTAATAAAGGTTTGATACCAAATTTGCTTTCTTGTTCCTTAATTATATTTAACTCCTTATCTAAGAGAGCTAATTTATTTTTATCTTTTGTAGAAGATTTTTCAAATGATATCTCAATAACACGATCATTATGACGCATATGTTGATTTAATTCAGCAATATATTTTTTAGCATTTCTATATTGCGTAATTGGGTCAATACCATACATACTAAGTTGAGACATATTACTTAAAATATTTCCAACCATAACAATACCAGAACGTACAATAATAGTCTCTTTTACACTTTGTACTGTATTCTGTAATGCTTTTTCACCACGTACTAAATATTCATATGCTTTTGAACCAAACATAGCTGTAAATAATTGTTCAGCTTTGTCTAACAACTCTTTATTTAAATTATTACGCTTATTGAATATTTCTGCAACACTAGCTTTTCTATAACCTAACGCATTATTTAAATAAGCTTTACGAACATAGAAACCATCTTCATTTGTAGAGCTTATATAGTCTTTAATATTTTGTGGAATAACTTTCCATATTTCCTTAATAATTGGATCATCATTATCTTTAACATTAACAAAATTATCTTTATTTTTAGATGCATTATAATCTTCATTAATACGGTCTATTAATGTGTAATTAAATTCATCTGCCATTTGTTCTTCAATCTGACGTGATTTCATTACAGCAATTAATTCACTAATATCTGTATCCGACTGTAGTTTATTACTGTACTTTGGTTCAATAAATTTTTCATAACCAATTACTTTACCATCATTACCATATACAGCTTTCATGTTATTTTTATTTTTAGGGTTCTTAAAAAAACCTTGATGTGAACCATTCAACGTTAAGCCTGTATTTGGATTAACACCCATTACAGATTTACTAACTGTTTGTAATACGCCTTGTTGATAGGGTGTGCCATCCACATCTGTATAGTAATAACCCATTGTTTTATTGTTTTTATCTTCACCTAAGTAAACAAAACCATTACTTAAATTTTTAGTATGGTTTAATTTATAGTCTAATTTAACTCTTCTATTATCAGACGCTAGAATAGGTGTATAACCTTTAAAATAATTATATTTTTGAATATTAGTCTCTAATTTATCTTTTTCTAAATTAATGTAATCTTGTATGTAAGATAAAACATTAGAAATACCTTCTTTGTTATTTTTAACTTCATCTATTAACAATTGTTTATCATTAGAGTTTTTAAAAGCATATAAAGAAACTAATTTATCTATTTTATCTACTAATTCTTGTTTAGGGTTAATTACATTAACTGTACCTAACTTACTAGCAATAGCGTAAGCATTATATAATAAACCATTAGAGTGTGTTTTATTATTCATAAATAAGGCTAATTGTTTAGACTTTTTAATATAAAAACTATCTAACTCTTTTTCTAAAGAATTAATCTCTTTTGTGATACTTTCTGGTTTACTAAGGAGATTAATAATATTTTCTACACTATCATTGTAAACTAAACCGTTTTCTAAAATTAATTTACCTAAAATACGTCTATTTTCAATAGATGTATCTTTTAGCAATTTATTGATATGTTTAGGTATTTTATTCTTAAAATTAGTCTTAATTAAAGCTACATTCTTTTTGACAACATTAACCATATCTTCTACAGATTCTGTAGATAAAGTTTTACCCATAACATCTTTAAGAAGCTCTTTAAATACGGTAGGAATTTTATTCTGTCTAAACACTAAGTTAACAAAATCATCTTCTTGTTTATCCCTAATATCTTTGTTTTCAATATACGCACTTAAAGCTTTACTTCCTTTAAAACCAAGACTTTCAATAAATTTAGCTGATTTCTCAATAACTTTACGTTCAGTCTCATTACTAATGAACTGTCTGTTCTTAAACTTAATATTATTATGTTGTTGGTTCAATTCAGATAATTCATCAATGGCTTTACTTACTTCTAAGCCAATAGAACCAGTATTATAAGAACTTAATTCTTTAATAAATTTATTGCCTAAATTATCCAGTTTTTCATCAATTGTTTCTGTTTTAGTAAAATCATCTATTTTTATAGTATTAATAGTGTCTTTAAATTGTTTACTAGCAAAATATAAACCAACAAATATATTTACTGCGTGTTTATCTGGTAAATTTGTTAATAGTTTTGTTAGTTCTAAATTATCAGATTTTTTCAATACTTCTTTAAAACTATTAGCTAAAGATAGTAATGCTTTACTTGAACGTATATTAGGTAAATTTAATAAAGTTATAGTTTTCTTAAATCTGTTTAATTCTTCTTCATTAAGCCTATAACCAGTATCGTATAAAGCATTAAGCTCTTCATATTTATTAATTTGAGCATTTACTTTATTAATATCATTTCTAGTAATATTTTTAGATATTTCTTGTTTTAGAATACTATACTTATCTGTATGGTTTCTTTCCTTACTAATACGAACAGAAGCTTCTTTGAATAACACATTAGCTGTAAATTCAAGTCTATCAAACATGTTTGTAGGCATTTTAATACCAACAGCATTTAATATACGATTTAAACCAGTAAATGCTATTTTGAATAATCTTTTAACACCAAATGTATTTTGTACTTTGGTTTCTTTTAAAGATTTTATTACATCTTTATTAGTTAATCCCCATGCTAAAAACTCATTAATAGCTTCTTGTCTTGTACTTGCATTTTGTAATACATTTTTAAGGTTTTGTAATGCAGGTAATGAATAATCTTTTTTAATAAAAGACTCAATACTACGTTCTATAAGTGCAATAGAAGCTAATACAGGCTTACTTGCTTTTTTAGGTGTTATTACTGCTTCGTTAATTGTTGTAGCTACATGTGCATGAATAAGTTCATGTATAATAGTTTCAGGGCTAACATTATTAATTACAATAATTTTATTACGAGTATCTGTTAAACCATACTCACTTACATTATCTGCAATTTTATTTAAATCTTTAGATCGTAAATACTTATCTGTTGGTTTAATCAATACTTTGTAATTACGTAACACATCTGCTAATTGATTAACAATTTCATGCTGATCTTTATTCAATGTATTACTATTAATTAAATCCGATAAAAATTCATAAGAATTTTCATAATTTTGTTTTAATTGTTTAACTAACTTAGGATTCTCACTTTGGATACCTAATAATCTATTTTTAGACGTAAATCCTACTTTATCAGATAATTTATCTAATTCTTTATTATAATTATCTTGTAATTCTTCAATAGTTTTTAGCTTACCTTCTCTATAATAAGGATTTGAACCACCTGCCATCTGATCTACAGATATCTCTGCTTTTTTAAGAGTATTAATTCTAGCTTGGTTCTGAATTACCTTCTTTTTAAGGAAAGTAATCATTGGTTTAAGTGTTTCTTTGTGTTCTGGTTTAACAACATTTTTATAAGCTGTTTCTACAGATTTTAAAATAGGTAAAATTTTATTCTGTGTCCAACTATCATAAACAGCTTTATTAATTTTAGGAGCAGCTTCTTTAATATCAGTAGCACCTACATAAACACCATCAAACACTTTTTCACTTCTTTTACCTAGTTCTGGGTTATCTATGACCCAATTTTGAATCATTAATCCATCACCTAAAGCAATATTATAGTTAGGTTGTACTTGTACACCTAATTCACGAATGGTAGGTAAAGTAGCTTCTGTTTCTCTTCTCCCATCAATACCACTAGATATACGTGTATTATCGTCTGTAGCTTGTTCTTTATAAGTTAATCCAATATTCATATGAGAGCTTTTAAAACTTGGTACAATATCTTGTACTGACTTTATAGCTTCATTCATATCATTTTCCGAAGGTAAATCATTTTTTAAATAAATACCTTTTTTCTTTTTATTATTAACTATATTTTCAAGATTTTCTTTAAATATATCAATAGCTATTTTTGTTTGTTCTTGAGTAATATATTTAAGATTATCAAATGTATTAAAAGCATCCCCTGCAATACTCTGCATAGAAGCATATAATGGCTGTACAAATAACTGTTCAACATTGCTTTCTAAATTTTGTAAAGCACTTACAGGTATAGTAAAATCTTTTAAATCAGTATTTTTACTAACTAATTTAGTATTTTTAGGTTTATATGCAGATACTTTATTTGTTTTATTTTTACCTATTTTAAATTCACTAATCAGGTTAACAGCATCGTATAACTGCTCTTTAGTTAATTCTGACTTACCTTGCATAATAGCAGTAGCTTCTTCATGAAAAGCACTCAATAATGTGCCAGTAATTTTATTAGATGTACCATATTCTTTTGAGCCATAGATAAAAGTAGTCATTGGGTTTTTAGTAGTTTTACGTCCTACTTTTAAACCATCTTTTGTCATTTCAATATCTAAGTATTTAGTAACTACTTTTACAAAAGTACTTATATTAGCTTTAAATTGAGGATAATCTTTAATATGTTTTTTAATATTATCAGTTAAGATTTCTTCAAAATTAGTAGCAACAGTTTGATAAACATCGCTACTATCTTTATTAAGTACATGGTTGTTTAATGATTTATTACCTTCTCCTATATATAAACCAACTTTACCAACTGTATTAACCCAATCAGTATCAAAATTATTTAAGCTGAAGTTTACAATATAGTTAGCAAAACCATTTGTTTTACCATCTAGTTCTAACGGTACATAGTGAGTAAACACCTTATCTTTATTTTCATTAGCTAATTCAAACCTAGCTACATTAAATAATGTATTTATTACAACATTATCTGTTGGTTTATTAAATTCTTTTAAAAAAGCATTACTATCAAATTTATCTGTTTTTAAGTAATCTTTAATAAGATTAATTTTATTTCTATGTTGATTTTCAATAATATCTTGAGCTTTAAATACAACATCATTTAATTCAAGCTGTTCTACTTTTAAAGAACTATCTTCTAACCCTTGTGCTGTAGTAAGCCAAAACATATCAATATGTTCTTGATTTGTTAAGTCTAATTCGCTTTGATTTGGTTGAAATAACTCTCTAGCTATTTTATTAGCTTGTCCACCATTATCTTCTTGTTGTAATCTACCTACAGAAGTCATTACATATTTGTAGTATAACTCACCTTTTTCCTTAGCAGCTTCTAACATACGACTTACATCAAACATATTATAATTTATTGTCGTATTTTCACCTTCTAGAGACTTTAAGTGATACTTATTAGTTGTTTTTTCATCAATATTATTAAAACCAATAAGTTTCTTATAATTATCTAAACCAAAGACATTCATAAAGTTTTTATATGGTTCATTAACTTTATAAGGTGTAGCTTGAGACTCTAATACAGCTTGCTGACTACGTTTTGTTAATGAAACATTACTGTTTCGCTGTATTTTTTTAATATCTGTTATTGATTCAGTAGAATAAGATACACTATTCTCTGGTTCATTAAAGTAAGCGTCTTTAATAATATCTAAATTATTCCCAAGATTGTTACGTATCATTTCTGTACTTTTAGGGTTTAAAGACAATGTTAATATTTGTTTTTTATCACCTTTAACTACATTTTCAAATAATACATCTTTACTTATAAGATACTGTAAGTACGCATCTGCTAAAGACTCTGTGATACCTCTTGAATAATTTACAGGTACGTCTTTATTACGCTTTAAGCCAATAAATTTCTCTATGTGTTTAGCTAAATCTTCTTTAACTTTACTATATACAGCAGTATTTACACTCTCTCCATATAAACCATCAATGTTTAGTTTGGATAAATCCAAAGAAGTAAAACGTAAATTGATAAACCAGTCTGTAACAGCTAAATTAGCTTTATTAATAATATCTTCGTTTAAACCATTTTCTTTCTGGTTTAATAAAGACATAATCTTTCCTTGCTTATAGTCTTTATAAGCAGGATTAGATTTATATTGTTCTACAGGACTTTTATAATTAGTTTTACCTTTTGTATATCCTGTATTTAATTGTTGAGATAAATACTTATTAAAACCTTTAACCATATTGTGTATAGTTTTAACAAAAGATTTTTCTTCTTTAGTACCAGTTAAAATAAGTTTATCTTGTTCTTTAACATTAGTTGTATCTAACTTAAAACCTTTATCTAAATAGCTATTATTAGAAATGTCTTTATAGGTTTCTGTAACTTTTATAGGTTCTCTTTTAACTAAACCTTCTTTATTGTTAGTTTCTACGTCACTAACCTTTTTTTCAACATCAGTTTGTTCAGTAGTATCATTATTAATGTTTTCTTCAGCAGTTTTTGTATTTTCTACATTTACTTCTTCGTTAACATTATTTTCAGATACTTCTTCTTTAGTTTCTGTAACTATATCTTTTTCTGACTTATTGTCGTTACTCGTTAGAAAACTATGTGGTTTAGGTACAGTTAACTTTTCTTTACCTTCAAAAAAGTTTTCTACAATACTATTATAAGCATTAACTACAGCATTAGCTTCATTAAAGATTACTTTAGCAGTATTAACACTTTTAAGTGATTTTTTATTAACAAAAGCTGATCCACTATCTTTTCTAAACTCTTTTATCTTTGGATCAAGTTGATCAAATGTAGTTCTATTCTCATTTGTTTCTAAGTTTGTATTTAAAGCATTAGTTTTATTTATAAAATGTTGTGCAAGTTTACCTAAGTTTTCTAAAGCTTCATTAACAGTTTGTTCTTCACCATTCTTATCAACTGATACTCCAGACTTCAAACCAGAATAAATAGTATTTATATAATCATTTAAAGATACTTTATCTTCGTTTGTGTCTCTAAATAAATTATTATTTACTAATTTTAAACTATCATCATTTAAACCATCTTTAATCTGTATAGCTGTACGTAAATAAGCTTTTTCAGTTTTACTTAATGTATTTTGCTCATTATTAAGAATAGTTTTAGCTAAATCTGCATTAACACCTGCTGGATTGAGTTTAGCAAGTTTAACTGTATTAGTTACAATTTCTTGTTTTAAAATACCATTATTATCAGTTAAATCTTCAATTTTATCTTGCTGTTGTAAATTTTTAATAGCTTCTTTAGCTTTTAGTACACCTTTATTTTGATTAATGTTACTAATAGCACTTCTCATGTTATCAATGTTTTCAACAATTTGTTTATTATTGTCAAAACCAAAATAACCTTTATTACCTAGTGAATTAATTCTATCTAAGTTATCTACAATAAATTCAGCTTTATCTAACGATATGCTATCAGAAGATTCAATTTCAACGCTAAATTTACTTATTGTACGCACAAGACTAATATTTTCGTCTTCTAATTTAACAACATCATTTTTTAAAGTATCTGATTTAATTTCATTTTCTGAAACTTCGAATATTTGTTTAGCTTCATTATTAAATCTAATTATTTGTTGATCTTCTGTTAAATCTTGTGTCGCAATACTTAAATCATTTGCAGCTTGAATATCAGCTTCGTTAGCATTTATTTCTGGTTGAACAGTATTATTTATTTGCTTTTCAATATTTTCTACAGAAGTTGGATTACTAGATTCTTTTTGGTTTAAATTATCTTGTACTTTAGATTGAGCTGTCTCTAAAGCAGATGCTCCTGCTCCCACAGATAAAGCTCCTCCTGTAACAACCCCAGTACCTACTAAAGCTTCTGCTACGCTTTGAGAAATACCACTTGTAAGTTGTTTATCTGGTTCAACTGTTTGTTGTACACCAACGTTACTACTAAATTTAGCTCCTGCTTCTTCTGCTGATTCTGTAATAGTGTCTTTAGTAATATCAGTAAGTTTATTTAGTTTACCTGTTTCTAACTTATTTGAACCAACAAGAGCTAATGCTGCACTGATACCTACATTAGTTGTAGCTGCAATTTTACCTGCTTCTTGTGCTAATTTTATTTTAGCTTCTTCAAAAGATAAACCATCACTAACTAATTGTTTAAAACCATCAAGTTCTAATAATTCTTTGTAATTTTTAGAATTAACTTCATTATACGCCTGACTTGTAGCATCAGATACACCTAATGTAGTTAGTGTAGTAGCTTCTACAGCTTTAGTAGCTTTTTTACCTAACTGTTTCCCTGCAACTTTAGTTGCTCCTTTAACAGCACCTTTAGTAATAGCTCCACTTAAACCTAATGAACCAACAGTGCCACCAATAACATTAGTTAAGTTAGAAGGTCTATCGACAATTTTACCTAATGAATTTAATAACTCTTTACCACGTACATTAGCTTTACCTAATGTAGTAGTTTCTTCTGCATACATAGCATCATATTTAAGACTATCTTGTAAATCATCATATGCTGCTACCTCTTCTGCACGTAACTGTTCTGGTGTTTTTAATGTATTTAAAGCATTATTTAAGTCTTCTGTACCTTCAAATATTGAGCCACCAATATTAGTATTTGCTACTGCATCAATACCTAATCCTGCAAGACCTGCTAATCCTCCTCCTAAACCAACAACACCTTGAGCTGCTGCTACACCTGTATCTCTTAATGTACCTAATGCAGTTTGAGCAGATTGATTTCTGTCTATTGATCTATTTAAATTATTTGTATTTGCTTCTGTAAATCCTTGTGGTTCTACTTCGGCATATATTAAGTCTTCTAAACTCATTAAGGTCTACCAGTTCTAGCTTGTTTTCTACTTAATCTTTGTGTTACCTGATTATTATCTTTTTTACGAGTATTTACAAGCTTTTCTATATCACGCTCTAACTGTAAAATTTTATTACTAGTATCAACAAGTTTATTACGTAAAGTCTTAGCCTTACTAGAGTTACCTCTACCCATTTCTATTAGATATTGATCCTGTATTTTATTTTTTTGGTTTACTAGTTTATCCATTTTTTGGATATTAACATCGTATTTAGTTTTAACTTCACGAGTTTCTTTTTGGTTTTTTGGATCGTATATTCTTCTTAACTCATCTTTAACTCTTTTTAGTACACTTCCTGTACCTAATAAAGATGTGTTACTTAAGCCACCAAAAAGTTCTCTAGGCTTTGCGTTTTGATACAATTCAGCAATAAGTTCATTTGGTATATCAACATCTTTGAACATATCTTCATTTTTAAGGTCATCTTTAATTTCAGTTATTTTAACTTGTAAATTACTTGAATCATCCTCAAAAAAGAAAGTATCTTTTTCAGCAGCAGATGTTTTAGCTAAAGCGTCACCAATTTCTGTTAAAGTACGATTACCTTTTTCTTTAATATATTTTGCTCTATTGTTTACAGCATCGTAATATTTTCCACTCTCAGATAATTTAAATGCATCTTTAGCACTAGATACAGCTTCATCTGTTGTGTTAACTAATTGAGCTAAATCATTATCTAAATTTAAATTAGCTTCTTGTTTTACTTGATTTCTGTTACCTGTAACTAATTCATCACTAAACTTATTCAATAAAGCTTTAGTTTGATTAGAACTAAAATTATTTTGTTTAGCAAATGACCTAAGTTGATCTTTTGAAGTAGCAGAATTAGCTATATTCTCTAACTGAACATTATATTGCTCCTTAGCATTATCTTTAACTAATTTAGCTTGTTCAGCAGTTATACCGTTATTTAACACTGCTAAGTCAACTTGTTTATTAAACTGATTTAAATCCATTAGATTATTAGAAATACCAGTAGATTGTTGGTTAGGTACACTTAAACCAAATCTACTTGCTTCACTATATCCTGCATGTCTGCTTAGGTAATCTTTTAATGCAGTACCTAAGCCATCAGCAGGATTATAATTACCTTTACTATCTACAAATTGTTTTAAACCGCCTTCACCGCCTAAATGAGCTACAGCTAATAAACCATCGGGGGTAATTTCAATACCATCAATTTTAGTTCCAATTTGATCTATAACCGATTTAGGTATTCTTTTAACAGCTAAATCTTTATGTGCAGCATAAACTTTATCTTGCAATTCAGGATTATTTCTAAAAGAATTTTCAAATTCTTTCGTAAACCTATAACTATTCCCTTTTTTAACTAAACCATCTTTAAGTAATTTAGATGTATTTTTATCTAAGTTACCATTTACAGCAATATCTTGTATTCTATCAGCTATAAACTGACCTTTACCAATAGCATTATTACCATTTGATGCTTTAAAAATAGCTTGATAATCATTGTTTGATTCTGTTTGACCTATTGATCTATCATAATCTGTTAATTCAGATATATTTGTATCAGGTACATTATTTAAATCAGTTTGATTTCGATTACTACCATTTAAACCAAGTAATGAATTAAATAGTTTTTTCTGATCTTGCTTATTTTTTAGATTAGCAATTTTAGTTAAAGATTTAGTACTCACTTTATCTGGGTTAAATATAGCAGTTTGTAATAAACTATCTACAGAATTTGGGTTAACTAAACTTTCTATCAATAATTGCTTATTAAAATTAGCTGTTTCTTTTTCTTTAATATTTTTTCTTTGGTTTTGTAACGCAGATAAAGTATCACTATTAAACCTATCAAAATCTTCACTATTAATTAAATTATCAACTAATTCATTATTTTGTGGATTTTGTAACAATTGTTGTTGGATAGATTTATTAAAATCTAGTTCATTTTGTTTATGCTGATTTTTAGCAATATTACCTAAACCTTTAAAAGAATCTAGTATTTGTTGGTTTCCTTGATTAGCTAATTGTAATAATCCTGTAAAATTAGGTATGTTACTTGCTCTATAATTCATTATCTATCCAATCTTCTATCAGATATACGTTGTTCTGCTTCTTCTGCACTACGCCCCTCTGTAGCGTATCTAGCTCTAATTCTATCTTCTAATGAAGTATTATAGTCTTTAATTTTGTTATCAAGCTCACGTTCATAGACACCACGTTGCCATTTCATTTGTTTACGTGCTTGTTTATTAGCTTGATAACCTAAATACATTCCACCTAATTTAGATAAAATATCTACTCCTGTAGAAATACCTCCCAAACCACCAATACTATCAAATAATCCTCCAGAAGCTTGCATACCACTAGACATACCATTTCCCATTAAACCAGTAGTAGGATTAATTGTATAAGCAGACATACCTAAATTATTAGAAATACCTCCACCATATTGAGATAAATCATCTACCCCAAATGTTATGTTATTTGATGAAAATCCTTGAGCACCTTGCGTATTTAAAGCATCAAATATACATGGCGCCATCCATGGCCAGCAGGCCCAGCGTGAAGCGGCTTTCAGCGCGGGACATAGATCGATCCCGAGTGCGTGCTCAGCCAGTCGAG